TCCAAACATTCTCGATTAGTTCAAAACATTCTCGATTAGTCCCAAAATTACTTCCCGTCATTCGTCAAATAGCACTCACCTTCCCCATAACCACACTCACTTTGCTATTCATACCCCACACGCCCCCCATTTCACCTACACCTCTTCTTCCAAAACGGATTTATTTATCCTAAAAATAGAATCTTAAGCAAGATGACTGCAATGGAGATCGATGAAGAGTATGACTATGAGGCAATGTACAAACTTCAATTGCAAGAGATTGCCAAGATGAAGGAAGAGATTGAGGAACTGAAGACTGAAAATGAAAAGCTACATAAGGAAGTAGCAGACACATTCGAAGCCTTGACCGAGTTGCAAGAAGAGAATATGAAACTAAATAATAACGGATGAATTAACATACCCCTAGGCCAACGTCCATCCGGGAAAACGGATTCAGCCGGGCCAGCGTGGCGGGAGGCACGACATAACCATGGCTGCCGTATGCCATGCCTACACGAAACAGGGGGATCTGTGTGGTCGCAGGTCCATTATTTCACGAGATGGGCTCTGCTTTTGCGGAATGCACTGGCGGATGTACGCGGAGGTGTTCCAGTATCATGGCGAAGAGGCGATTGCGATGGTCCGCGAGGATATCGCAAGAAAGAGGCGCCGTGGGGACATGCGACGCGAGGAGTACCAGCGTCAGCGTGTCATGGTGGACGGCATCGTGAATGACGCAATTGCTAGAGCGCTTCGTATTGTCGACAACGACATTCGTGACCCAGATCCTCGCCCGAGACCCGCCGTGCCAGCAAGACCCGCGCCGCCCCCGGAGCCGCTGGCGCGATTCGTACAGGACAAGCAGAACGTTCACACCATCACAGCCATACAGCAGACGACTGACATCATCAAGCGGGTCATGAAGATCGAGGTGCCGAAGATGTTCAGGTGGAACATGAGGAGATGCTCAAAGACGCCTGGCGAGATCATCGCGGACTGCAGGCTGTCGATCCAGGCGTCGCGCACCATGCTTGAAAAATATACTTCAGACGACTGCATCTACTCTCTGGGCCCGGGAATCTACGGGCGGCTGCTGGATTCGGTGTGGCAGTACATCAAGAACTCGGAGGACCGGAAAACATTGCGTACCATTCTAAAATCAGAGCTGGAGGACAACGTCGGCATGTGCCAGCAGGGAAACCTGAGCCGGCTGGCGAACGTGCTGGCGGGCTACCTGGAGGGCGTCGGCTCATTTGAGAGTATATCGGAGGTGCTGGGCCGGGAGTTCCCGAAGCTGATGGACATTGACAACGAGGACGAGCGGATTGCACAGGGGAACAAGATTCTGGATAGGCTGGCTGTGATGGACGCCGACACCCGCAAGGTGTGGATTGACGGGCTCTACTAAACAAATATAAAAATCATCAAGCACAACTTTTTTCATGTGTGTATAAAACGGATTTAATAATGTTAATATCAGGATTGCATTCTCAATCGGAAAATGACGACTCCATCACACTGGCTTCTTCGAGTTGAAGATGGGGTTCACTTTCGTAGCAGTCAAAAATACATGCGATGGGGAGTTAATTCTAAACATACAAATTGTGTCCCCAATTTCCTGCGCAATGTTAAACCCGGTGATATACTTTGGTTTATTAAAAATAAGAGTCGTGGAAGGGTGATAGGAGTTGCAACTTTTACCTATCACTGTCCTAGAATACTTGGGCCACTCATTGCGACTACACCAACAGATGAAGACCTTGGATGGACAAAAACTCATGGAGAGTGGGACACCGAGGTACACTATAAATCTCTATATGACATAGACAATATTGGAATCCTTACGCAAATTCAATCACCGCTCGTTGTTCGTGCTTATAATCCACTAAAATGTCAAGCCGATCTACCTGATGAATATTATAAGATAAACAAATACTCTATTGCGCGTCCGATTGAAGATGCTTCAAGCAAACTGCCTTGTACATTTCAGATCCACCGACATGAACTTGCTCTAGAATGTTTTCCTCATTGATGCGTTTCGTATACGAAGCAAGTGTTCCATCCATACACACTGAGCAATATGAATTCAGTTTAGTTAGTTTGTTGCAAAGAGGAACACAATCCAAAATCTCTCCGAATGTTTCTTGAGAGGCGTCTCCATCCAGACCCACTAGTAGAATATGTTTTTGTTGGTCAATTAGAAGATTTTTGACAAACTCTTTAAGTCCACGAAAGAACTGGGCTTCTTCGACGACAATGCAGTCTGAGTTTATGAAATAATTTGTGTCGAATGGAAGATTTACATCCCACACAATACACGGAATCTGTTCCCTATCATGAGAAATCATAACGTGACTATCAGTGTACCTTGAATCTATATTTGGCTTTACTATCTTGACATTGCGACCGATCGACCTGTTTCTTCTAACATAAGACAAGGCATATGTAGACTTGCCCGAGAACATAGGTCCGACGATAATTTCAAGAGACATTCTTAATATCATCAAGTTACCGATAAAAATATAATTCGTTTTTAATAAATGAGCGATCCATCACCTGTAATAGCTGAATCTAAGGAAGCAAAGAAGGCATCACCAGGTGTTTCCGTAGGGCTTATGTCCGGAGGAGCAGGTGTGATGATGAGCGTATCATTGAGTTTGATTTTGTCGATCATATTCTCATATGGAGCGGCCAAACTATCTTATGATATGTTTCACTCAGTAGGATGGTCTATCCTTGCATTCATCTTTAGTGGGTTCTATTACCCGTATTACGCATTGTTTCTAAATCGTCCTGCTGCAATGTCCGCTCCTCCACCAATGGGTATGATGGGAGCTAGACGCAGATAAAATGTAGCAATTTAAAAAATGGCAGACAGCAATAACTGTCCTCCAAAAGATAACGAGCAACAAACACGGGAAATACACTGGTCGGTCCAATTAGAAACTCTGATTGCCAGGGAAGCAGAAAAGTGTCGCGGACTGGCGTGGATTCATCAGCGCGCGGAACTTCATCAGAATTATCGAAATAATATAATCCAGATTCCTGTTATTGTATTATCAACCGTGGCTGGAACTGCATCAGTCGGATCATCAACCCTGTTCGGAGATAAAACCCAGCTAGCCGGCATTGCTATCGGTGGTGTGTCTATTTTTGTTGGAATTTTAAATACATTAGGAAGCTATTTCTCGTTTGCTAAGCGTGCAGAAGCTCACCGAATTGCGTATATCCAGTACAGCAAACTCTTCTCCCAGATTGCAATCGAACTTGCCTTGCCTCGCGACGAACGTATGCCTCCTCCTCAGCTTCTAAAACTAATTCGCGACAGCATGGAACGTTTGTCCGAAACAACGCCGTCAGCACCGAAGTCTATCATCAATCAATTCAATGCAGAGTTCAAAGATGTTGAGGACATTGCAATGCCTTCTGAGACAAATGGTCTTGAGAAAGTGAAGGTATATTCTCCAGAAGATGAAATAAAGTCTACACATATCGCTGCAGAAATTAACGAGAAGGAACTTAAAGTAAAAATAAAAGAGATACTTGAAACCGCAGTATAAATGATTTTCGCGCAACATTAATCTATAATATAAATGGAGTGCAATATCAACGGTGATGTTTATTTCTACGGACTTGTGGGAAGTAGTCTCTTTATCTACTACACATACGACTCGCTGATGAAGCTAATGAATAACGAGATTAGCAAGAAGCTATCTCGTATTGAAGCTGAACTTGAACTTGCACGCCAGGAGATCAAGCAGTTGCTTACACTTAAGACAGAGACTACTGACGACGAGAAGCCTGAAGCAGATACGGACTAAACGTCAGAATAAGCAGAACTATTAAAATACCGATATCAACCCATCTAACAATTTTCTGGTATTTCACAGGCAATTGTTCGTATGCGTCTCGGTATTCTTGGGGCTTAAAAGGCATCGATATCCATCCCAGTATAGTCGGCCTTAGATGGTCGTTGCAATCGTATATAAGATCATACCATGCCATAACCACATATGCTAACGTAGCAAGGAGAAATCCGATTACAATGTTATGAGAAACATAGTAGGGATGAGGGAGCCAGTATATTGCCAACACAAATCCAGAAAATATCAGACATTTTGGGTTTAATGCCAAAGGAGTGCCAAATAATCCGCCTCCCATTATGTAGTGTAAATAATATAAGTAATACCATAGACTCCTAATAATCCGAAGAACGAAGAATACATAGCCGGTATAGTATCCAAATAACTGGCAAGTATACAGGTTGACGCAATCATAATCGAGTCAGCAACTAGAATCTTCCACGAGTTTTCGTCTGCATACTCCTTAAATAAATCTATCATTGCGTTGTGACCGGTTGGTATTGGCTTGATTACAAACAGAAAAAATAGAACATCATGAACTATCTGGACAATGACTACCGCTAATACTAAGTAGACCAGGCTAATATTTGGAAATACAATCAACACAAGAAGGATTCCAAGAACAATCACCAAGCAATCACTAATCACCGCCACAATGCCAAACTGTTTATACCATTTATCTAACGAATGTCCGAGATGAAAGATTTTTGAAAGTGTAATTGTCAGGAAGTCAACCCATACAACTGCACTTGCTATCGATAGTAGTTTCATTAATTATAAGGCTTCAATTTTTTGTGCTTTTATCTTAGGATTTTGCTTCTCCAACAAATCTTTACCATAGGACTTGTAGTCGAAGCCGCATTCATGATCCTCAGGATCTTTATGCTCGATACAAAACGTCTTTTCACAGCGACACGTCATCACCAAGTAACATCTGCGTCTGCAAAGACTACACTTTCGATCCATTGTAGTTCGTGCCAGTTCTTATCTTGTTGCTCTATCTTCTCCTTGAGACTTTCAAATTCGTTTTGGGCGGTTCCAATTGCAGTGACAACTCCTTCAATATCGTCCTTGTAATACTTTGACTTCTTATTGTATTTTTCTAACTGAACGTAGTAGTTTTCAATCTTAGCCTTCAATTCATCATACTGGTCGTCCCATAGCGTTCGTGGTCGTGGAGGAGGCACAAATGTTTTCATTGACTCGACGCGTTTTCTATTAAACAATTCGTACTCTTCCTTCCATATTTCGTCCATCATTTCATCCGTGAGTTCCTTTACTCTTGAAGGGGGGCGTGTTTCGTATTTATAGAACACATCCTGGATCCTGTCCGAATACGTGTGCCGAATCTCGAATACCTGCTGATACACCTCCTCGTATAGTTTCCAAAGCAAACCATCGATGTCTTCAGATGACATAAACCAGTCGCGACGCAGGATATGGTCCGCTTCTTCGAACGAAAGATCTAAATCCATTTGTCTAATAGAGATATAATGGTGAACGTAACGTATCCGGAAATTGCAGAGACAAAGGTTGCAGAGTTACCGCCTGCAAGTTTGGATACTCTCAAACAGATGCGAGAGGATGCTTGTTCTTCTACTTCCTTTGCATTTAAATTACAGCCACAGCAGAGGTTCCTTCGTCGTGTCTTAAGTCCGGATGCACCCACACAGAACATCTTGCTAGTTCACGGGACCGGTGTCGGAAAGACCTGCTCTGCAATCCAAGTTGCAGAAGAATACATATTACGACCCGAATTTCAGGACAAGAAAGTATTAGTCCTTGCAAATCCGTCGATCCAGGAGAATTTTAAGAACCAAATTTTTGATGTATCACGAGTCAATGTTGACGTAGATGGGCTGTTGACTTCAAAGCAGTGCACCGGTCGTCGTTATCTAGATATACTTCAGCGCGGACAGCGCCAGCCTCTAAAGGTCTCAAGCCGTGAACAGCAGGAAACTCTCATGTCTCGAGCTGCTAAAATCATTAATGAGTTTTATGAATTTCAAGGTTATGGTGAATTTGCAAACATTCTGGAGAAGCAGAAGATACGTAATACTCCGATAGATGTTAAGACCTGGATTCACGCAACATTCGATAATCGACTTCTAATTGTCGACGAAGCGCACAACTTACGAGAGACAACTGAGACTAATGTAGACGCAAAGTTAATCAGTGCTGCTTTAAAACAGATTATACAAGTGGCGAATGGAATAACCCTCGTATTATTGACAGCAACCCCTATGTACGACAGGTTCGAAGAAGTATTTGATTATTTGAATTTGTTTTTGTGGAATTCCAGGAAGCAAGCCCCGAGTGAATCGATTCATGCAAATGAATTCTTTTCCGACGAAGGAGATTTCATCAATCGTAAAGCTGAAATTGAGTTTCGTTCGTTGTGTGAGACGTATATTTCATTCGTTAAGGGAGAGAACCCGTTCACATTCCCATTCCGTCTGCCTCCACCTGATAATATCCTTGCAAAGAACGATCGCACACTTGACCTGAATGGCAAGAAAATTACAACTCGACTGAAGTATCTTCCATTGACCCAATCAATCATGTCTCCGTTTCAAGCAGGCATAGTTGGCGAGTTGAAGCTAAAAGGCCTCTCAGAATACCGAACAATATGTACATTTCCAGAAAATAAAGGATTTAATGATGTATTCGAAAAACGTGAAGGACAATATTTTTACAAAACAGAACCATTTTTAACTCCATCTACGGTTGCGACCTATAGCTCAAAGTTTGCCCTCATTGCCAATATCCTAGACAACTCTACCGGAGTTGTGTTCATATATTCCAATTTAGCAGAATTGGGAGTTCAGTTATTCGCGATGTGTCTGGAAGAACACGGATACACCTCTGCACTAGGGAACACTTTACTGGGAGAGCCGTCTAATGAAGTTCAGAAAGGATCCAAAGGAAAATACGCGTTAATCACGTCTCAAAACTCGGATACAGAGATCAATCGCATTCTAACTCGTCTTCGCCGACGCGAAAATGTTAACGGAGAAGATATCCGTGTAATTCTTGCGTCTCCAAAGGTATCTGAGGGTGTTGATTTTCGATATGTTCGTCAAATCCACATTCTAGACCCATGGTTCAACATGAGCCGGATAGAGCAGGTGATTGGCCGTGGTATGCGCGTATGTTCTCATTCACTTCTCCCGTTCGAACAGCAAAACACGACAGTATATCTCCACGTATGCCGTTATGCAAACAAAAAGCAGGAAACGTTGGACGAGTACATATATCGTGCAATTGTAGAACAGAAAGGAATTGCAATTGCGAAAGTGAAGAAGAATTTAATGGAATCTGCAATGGATTGTTCGCTCGAACATGCAGTCAACTCTCTCCCTGCAGACTGGAGAAACTTAAAAGTCCCTCAAACACGTAATCAAGATGGCGTTGAACTTCAGTTACCAATTCAAGCAATGTCTTCGCCTGCATTCATCAAAGATACCGAGTTGGAGTGTAGAGTGGACGAGTCTGAAGAAGATCCGAATCACGTGCGACCCTTGTCTGCAATACTGGACGTACGGGACGAAATACTTGACAAATTGATTTCAATGATACTACGGAAACCGATATGGACCTTCAAGGATATGTATGAATCAAAAGAGATGAAGCAATATGAACCGGAGTTAATATCATACATTTTACAGAATGCAGTTGAGTCGCGTGTGGTTCTAAAGGATTCGTATGGCCGAAGCGGGCACCTTGAAGCAAAGAAGGGACTACTTTCATTCAGTATTCGTGAGAATGAGACATTACAGGACAAAATTCTAAACCCCGAGTCAAGCAAACCAGTTTCTATAAAAGCTGAGCCAGAAGAAGAGGAAGAAGCTGAAGAAGAAGCTGAGGAAGAGGAAGAAGAGAAGCCAGCATTCGATATCAGTAAAAGATTATCGGAACACAAATGGCCTCCCTTAGTAAAGAATTTTTCAGATGATGTGAAAGAATGGTATTTTGTGGATAATGTGTTGTCTCATGCAGATAAAGTGAAGCACATTTTTTCGATAAACTGGTCGAAGCCACCAATATACGCTAAACCAATAAAGACTCCAAATTTATACATATTTAGTCCAGAAGAGATATACAACTCTAAGTTTCAGAAGATAACTCCAATTGGGACAGAAAAGGACGAATACGATGCATGGAAAAAGCAGTTGAAGGAGAAGTTCTTGAAACAGCGTGACGCGTATTTCGGGTCCATCAAGATTAAGGACGAAGACAAGAAACTAGTTTTTAATGTAGACGAAAAGGCGATTCCGGTGAAGAAGGTGGAACGAAGCAAGGGAATTGGTGGACGAACGTGTATAGTTTACCCTCCTGCAATTCTCGACTCGTTTATGGAATGGTTAGGCAGCCGATTCCCCCCTGAAGCAAAGAATCGTGAGCTGAAGTGCGTGTACTTAGATATGGCGATCCGGTCTGCAGTTCTGGATGAAAAGGAAGGAGTGGTATGGTATACTCCTGAAGAATGGACGGTTCTGGACGAAATGAAAAAGACTTTGAAGTAGAAAACGGATTCAGAAGGGCACTGATTGGATATGTTAATACGTACTAAAATGATCGCCTCTGACATCTTAACGTTCTTTAACACATGTACTCGGGCTAAGAATGATGCTACAAACACAATTCGCGAAAATATCTTGAAAATAGTCAATAATCCTCCGAAAGAGTACCTCGAGCATGAAGAATTTGGACAATACTGGCGTATCGTCAAGGATGGCTGGACGGATGCTCTAAAAAAGGTAGCTGAAGAGACGGGTATTCCTGCATATACCTCAACAAAGATGATCCAGCGTGGCGGTAGGAAGTACAATTATGATGCTGATGTAATGTACTATAATAACAGCCAGTGTGTGGCGAACCAGAAGATTGAGTTTAAGTATGGTGCTTCTAAAATTGAAAATTCACCACAATTCCTATCTCTACAGGCAAAATTTGATATATTCACGGAGACATACGATAAGTTTTGGTATGACAACTATCTCGATGAATATATTGCCTGCGATAGTGCAATAACAACCCCCAAACCATCGTGCGAAGCATACCTGAAGCATGTGACGAGCACAAGGTATTCTATCACTCCATTCTTTGCTGAACTAAAGAATCGGGAATCTTTCTTTAAGCAACAGAAGAACGATGTTGTTAACAAATCTATCACAGAGTACCTCAAAAAGCATGGACCGGAGATTAATATTGCCTCATTTTCAGAGAAGGTAAAGACAACACAGGGAGATAAGGTGTATCTAATGTGGTGTGACGGAAGGTTCTATATAGATAAGTTATCTGAAGAAGAAATGTCGGGAATCACCTTCAGTGGAATAAAAAATGGTAATGTTCTTGAATTGAAGGCCGGGACTATCACGTATGGCCTTCTACTGCGATGGCGTAATCACAAGGGGATTCTTAACCCTGCATGGCAGATCAGTCTAACCAGATAGGCAGACAGCTTTCAATTTCTGACTTCGAGAGAGCATTATTACCGACAAAATATTCAATAAATCGACTAGTGTTATCGCTCAACAAGCTTCTGTAAACCGAGTCAATGATTTTTTCAGCATTTTTTGTCACGGGGCGAACCACATTGACGTGATTCTCTGCATAGAACTGGTTCGACTCGAATAGAACACACTTAAGAGAGTACGACGCATTTCCGTAGCCTCTATTGATTAGAATTACCTTACCTGAAAGCGGTGCTCGTTTGAAGCCCTGTATATATTGCTTTTTCGGGTCTTTGAGTGGAGATTCTACATCCAACACACCATCTTTGAAGTTTGAACTGTAAATTAGCAGAACTCCCTGGTCGCTGAGCTTATCTTTCTCTTGATTCCATACAACCTCCCCAGTTGAAACCTTAAATCCTAGTTCGCTAAGAGTCTTTGTATTCAAAATCAGATCAGCTATTTCATCTTTGAATGGAGTAATATACACAGAACCATTGCGTTCGATGAAGAAATTGTCATTGCGTTTCCCCTTTTGAAGAACCAGCATGAATGTAGGCTGTTGAGTCTCCAAATATGATCCGTCTAACCTTTCTACTGCAAGAATCGTTGTAAACTCAAACATATATCGACGCACCAGCTCATAATAAGAGCAGTTAAATAGTGACGTTGGAAGTACGAATGCAATATAACCGTCGTCAGTAAGATTCTCGGTAATTGATTTATACAGGAACTGAACGAACATATTTGGCCGATTTGTCTGGCACAATACTGTATGTTTGCTTTTTGGTATCACAAAGTAAGGAGGATTTCCGATAATTAGATCATGTTTTCCGGTGTATTCCATAAAATCTATATTATACAGGTTAGGTTTACTAGATAACTGAAATAAATGAGTATTCAGTTCTACGCCGGTAACAGATGCACGAGGATACCTCTCATAAATATCTTCTAGAAACTCACCACTGCCAAAAGAAGGTTCAAGGATAGAAGACGGACAAACCTTGAATGAATTCAAAATCTCAAATACGCGATTTCGGTCCTCTTTAGGCGTAAAGAATATTCCGCCTTTCTGCTTGCACTCCTTGGTAAGAAACTTGGTGGCTGTGATAGACACATCTCTGAACGTCATTTTTGACTTCTGACTAACAGAGAAAATGTATCCGTTTTAAAAATCGGGAAAACGGATTTAAGGGTTTTAAGGAGACTGACCCTATTCCCAAGAACTACCAGATCAAGAATGTCTTCGTCCAACGTCAAGTACGAGGTTACGTCGCGCTCGCTGGAGGATGTGGTCCAGTCGATCGAGGATGGTTCGCTCATGGTGGCGTCTCACCAGCGCACGTCGGACAACTGGACGCTCAGCCAGCAACAGAAGCTGATTGACAGCATTGACAATGGCATTCCCATGCCATCGGTGCTGATTCGCAAGCACAAGACTGGAGTGGAGAGCCTCGAGGACGGCCTCCAGCGCGTTACTGGCGCCAAGGCGTTCATCCAGGGGCAGTTCAAGACGCAGTCGAACGAGTCGTTCAACGACCTGAGCGAGATGCGCAAGGCTCGGTTCCTGACGTACAAGGTGCCGACGGTGGTGTACCAGAACGCAACGGACGAGCAGGCGGTGGAAATCTTCATCCGCTTCCAGGCCGGAACTGCACTGTCGGTGGGCCAGCTCCTCCACGCGTTCACCGACATGTCGCCACTCGTGCGACTCGCCAAGAAGACGCTGCTCACCAAGGGTGAGGGCTTCCACGACCGCGCGGCGAAGATCTGGGGCGCCCGCTCCAGTGACGACAAGAAGCGCAACAACCTCAAGAACGCGTCCGCGCTGATCGCCGGGCTGGCGCATGGCAGCGGCATGCTGTCGCGCAAGTGGATCGACTTCCAGACGATTCTGACCAAGGAGATCGACGAGGTGGCCGTGATCCAGAAGCTAGACCGGATGTTCAAGATCTACGAGGAGGTGAACGTGCGCCAGCCGGTCCCCGGCAAGCGCAACATGAACGGGATCTGGAACTTCGGCAACGGCATCGGCTACATCGTCTACACGATGAACCTGTCGCCCGAGGAGCTGTACAAGGCGACCAACTGTAACAACAACGCGGAGATCGACGCTGCATGGGCGAGGATCCTGACCAACTACCGCATCCACCCCAACCTGATCGACGAGGAGCTCCACGCGGAGCTGAGCGTGGCGCGTTCGTGGGTAATTGCCCGCTGGAAGAACGGTGTTCGGAGCGTGTTCCGGCCCGAGACGTTCGAGACGGACCCGGCCGAGCGAACTAGTGTGTCTGATGACACGGAGGAGGACGAGGACGACGAGTAAACAAACATAAATACAAAACAAAAGAAAAAACAGGGCGAGAGGTGAAATTCCTTTTTTAGTTTGAAAAGGGATTAAAGTAATCTAGGAAAGTAATATCAAGAGAATGGATCCTCTGTTTGAACGCCGTGAGCTCACGAAGAAGGTCCACATTCATGCAAAGTATATCCAGAAGAATATCCAATCATCCCTACTAGCCCAGCTCAAGAATCATTACCAAGGAAAATGTCTACGCGAAGGATTCATTCATCAAGATAGTTTTACGATTATGAATTATTCTGTTGGTCGTGCAAATTACCTGAAAGGCGGTGTTGATTATGATGTGAAGTTTCAAGCAGACGTGTGTATGCCACATCCGGGCCAGACATTTCGTGGAAACGTGGTTCTTAAGTCCAAGGTCGGACTGCATATCGAACTGTCTCCGTTGAAGATTCTGATTCCTCGCGATCTTCATTTGGGTAACAGCTTATTTGAGAAGATAGAGCCCGGTCAGGATATTGAATTTGAAGTGATTGGAACCCAGTTCAAGCAGGGTGATGAAGAGATCATTGTAGTGGCTAAATTAGTCGGCCAGGCCGAAGAAACTAATACTCAAGCAATAGATATTCCAGAGATAGCGCCTATTCCAAAGCAGTCGGGCGAGGTCATGCAAGTTATTATCAATCAGGTTCAGTCTGACGAAAAGCCTAAAAAGAGGAAACTTAAACGGAGTGAGGATGTAGAAGCTAAATGAACTCGGTCTCACGAATAGAGCGAGAGCGCATGAAGGATTATATCGATAAAATGGACCCAAACGAGCATGCACAGATCCTAAATATCATCAAAAAGTATACGGACAACTTCACCAAGACGCAGACTGGAATTCTTATCTCAACAGAGAATCTAAATGATGAATGTATGAAGGAGATTGATACCTATATTCATTTTTCAATCGATCAACGAAAAAGGATTGATGATGATAACAAACAGCGAAAGACATATGAACGTATGGTGCAATAAAAAACGAACAAGTTTAATCCAAGTTAAAATATAACAGATATGGAGTATATTTCTCCCCAGCATGTTAAGGTGCTGGAAGAATTCCTGAACATCGCAAAGCGCGATTCGAAAGCAGAGGTTGAATGTAAACTGCTCTCGGGTAAGATTCAGACTAAAGATGTCATAGACCGGATTGTTTCTGCAGTCCAAACTATGTCGATCGGGCCTCCTACAGAAGAACAATACTTGACGATCGGATATCCTGGAGATACTCGTGTCGTCGTCCGAGGAGTTCATCCGATCCATAAGGTATGCTCTAACAATTCGTTCCGCGAAATCCCTCTAGAAGTTGAGCGAAAGGAGCGCTATTACGACGGAAAGCGGGACGTTCTGGACGTATCAGAAATCAACGCAAAGTTTACACTTCGTCGCGAGACACCTGTCAAGAAGGACTACGACGGAAGCCCAAGTGACCCGAAGGCATACTTTCGACTGATAAATCGCAAGTCGTATAAGACTCCGAATGGGTTATTCCAGGTTGATATTTCGATGGTAAAGTCGAAGGATCGGGAAGGCAAGGTCAAGCTCATTCGCGATGTCCTGAAACAACCACATACATACGAGCTCGAAATTGAGTTCGTGGGTGAGAAGACCAAGCTGGATACGAATCTAGTGGTTCAGGAACTCATGCAGATTACTACCACGATTCTAAAAGCCTATTACCAAACAAGCTTCTTGCTTACTCAGTCAGACATTCAAAAATACGAACAAGAGTTCCGAAAGAGCGGACACATCTTCTTCAATCCTGTTACGATGGTTCGAAAGCATATCCGTCCAGGAAATCCTCACAATGTTTCCAAGGGATATACTGTTACCAACAAAGCAGATGGACAACGATCTGGGTTGTATGTTTCTAATGACGGACGTATTCTAAAAATAACTCCAAAACTTCAGGTAACATGGACTGGATTGAAAGTCAAGGATAATTCTCATGCAGGAGATTTCCTTGATGGCGAGTTCATTGCAGACAAGAACCTGTTCTGTATCTTCGATGTCTATCGTTTTCGAAAGCGCGACACGAGAAACATTCCGCTGATGACGAATGACGAAGATATCCTTAAGAATCCATTGAATTCTCGACTGGGATGCGCCCATCTCTTCCTAGAAGATATGCGTGAGTTCCAGGTTGAACCATCGTTAACACCTATGCGCATCGAGGCAAAGTTATTCCTTGCTGGCGATGGTGTCATGATGGAAGAAGCGATCACTCAACTACTTGATACCAAATTTGAGTATAAGACAGACGGGCTTATCTTTACACCGCGTCTTTCGAGTGTAGCGCCTCAATCAGATCGAAATGGAAGCACTTGGACTCGAGTATATAAATGGAAGCCAGCCGACCAGAATAGTATCGACTTTCTGGTCCGGTTCACTCCAACTCGGTTCATAAATCCAGTTGATAGCAAGGAAGTTACTAAAGGAGAGCTGTATGTATCGAGGAACGCAAAGGATATATACGTATATCCGCGAGAGATGATGACTGGCGAATACGTCCCACGAGATTTGCCTGAAGATTTTGAACTGATAAACTCAGCACGAATTCCTTCCTTATTTCAGCCATCAGTTCCGCGTGATCCAGATGCATACCAAATCCTAATTCCGCTGAATGAAAGAGGAGTTCCGATTGATGAAGAAAATCAGAAGGTCGAGAACAACACAATTATCGAATGCGCGTTTGACATAGACACACGGCAGTGGACGATCATGCGCACACGCTACGACAAGACGTATCAATACAAAGTGCTAGGAGAGGCGCAATATGGTAATGATGTATCTGTTGCAAACTCTATCTGGACGTCGATGCACGTCCCGGTTACTGCAGACATGTTGAAGAAACACTATTCGGAGCCAATTGACGACACGATGGAGGATGACATGTACTATCGCGACGATATCAAGCGAGATGCGCGCGCGTTCACAGATGTATACGCCTTTCACAATCGAATCAAGGAAGATTTGTACTCAAAATACGTGAAAAAAGGAGATACTCTGCTTGAGCTTGCAGTAGGTAAGGGCGGAGATTTACAGAAATGGATTAAGGCACAGCCTTCTAAGATCGTAGGAATGGATATTTCATTGTCTAACTTGGCGTCTCCAGTTGATAGTGCAAGCAAACGATACTTGGAAAAGAAGAAGGATGGACGATTGCCACCGCTTCTGCTAGTACAGGGAAGTTTTACAGAGCATCCTTTGTTCGAACAGAGCGACAAGTACATGCCAATTCTACTAGGATCTCAGACCGGACATACTGATTATCTCAAGCATTTCGAAGGATTAAACTCGTTCGAAGATGTATCGTGCCAGTTTGCCATGCACTATGCTTGCGAATCGGAGGAAACATTTCGTAAGTTTGCGAAAAATGTTCGCGATTCGTGTAAGGAATTCTTCTTTGGGACGTGTTCGGACGGTCAGGCAATATACTCTCTGCTTATTGGAAAAAATACACACTTATTCACGGTGGAGGGGCGAGTAGCAGGGGAATACACCAAGGAATATCGCGACAAAGACAACTGGATAGAAGAGTTCGGTATGCCAGTGAAAGTATACCTAGAAAGTTTCGTTAAACCTGAAATTGAGTATTTAGTTCCATTCGGAAAGGTCACAGAAATTATGGAAGAAATGGGGTTTGAGTTACAGGAATCTAAACTATTCAGCGAAATTTATGAGAATCAGACTCGTATTACACTCGGAGAGATGCAACGCGACTTCTCATTCCTGAATCGCGCGTTTGTGTTCAAGAGAGTCCGCAACTTCAAGGAACCAGAAGAGAAGGAACCAGAAGAAGAGAAGAAAGAGGAAGAAGAGAAGGAGCCTGAAGAGGAGGAGAAGGAGCCTGAAGAGGAGGAGAAGGAGCCTGAAGAGCCGGAGCCAGAAGAAAAGGAACCGGAAAAGGAGCAGGAGAAGCCAAAGAAACGAAAGCTAAAGAAGGCGGAAGCTGAACCAGAGCCAGTATTATTTGCAACTGCAGACGAGTCAAGCGGGCAGTATCGTGACTTCAGCAATATGTCGGATCATGCCGTAGAAATTGATGGAACAAAGTATCCTTCTGTCGAGCATTATTACCAAGCAATGAAGGCGGTTGAGTTCAAGGACGAAGACATTTTGAAAAAGATCATGAAAACAAAAACATCTAAAGCGGTTAAGGCGTTGGGTAATAAGGTTAAAAACTACAATGAGGAAGTGTGGAAGGCAAAGCAGGATGAAGTTATGGAAAAGGCAGTAAGGGCTAAATTCGTCCAGCATCCAGAAGTTCGTAAGAAACTAGTAGAGACGGGCGAGAAAGTAATTGGCTATGCAGATGCACGCGATATATACTGGAGCATCGGAACATCAATAGGTCTCGATAAGGCTAAATCGCCATCCAAATGGCGCGGACAGAACAAGCTAGGCAAAATTTTGATGAAGTTGCGCGGAGTATTTATAGAGGAGGAGTGACCTTGATTTTACAGCATCCAATTCGTATGGGTCGTTGCAATGCTGGGTCGCATCTAAAAAAGATTTGTTCTTTTTGTTTTGGGGAACTCCAAATACGCGGAAAATACTTCGTGACTGGCATATTACTTGATACATGTGGTATTTAATGGGATCAGTCTTTTGGAAACAGGATCCCATTTCTCTCGAATCCCCTGAGCTTTTATTTTTGGCTCAGGCGAATACCTTGGAAAATGGCACGGGTTGAAAACAATTGGCTGGCTGAATCCAATAGCTCTATTCATCCTTCTTACTAAACTGCTTGTAATAATCTTCATAGGACAGAGGAGGAGTAGCCTGAGATTGTTCCGGCTTTACAACCGGCTCTACATATCGATTAAAAAGTCGCTGACCGACCAGCTTAGACGCCTCGTCTTCAGTAATTTCACCCTTCTCAATCTTCTGCTTCAATTTTAGCATTTCAAAAAAAGTCTCGTCAAGTCGACCGTCTATGTGCATTTCAAAAACAGCAATGTAATATGTGTATAGTGTATTGTTCTCTTCTTCAATCTTCTTGCGATATTCTTGGGGATTTGTTCGCTTTAGTTTCTTGTGTCGACGCATAGATGCGTCCATATCACGAACAAGTGCCTGTATCTGAATGGCATTTAAAGTCGGAATAGTGATCTCGAACGCGCCAAGACCATCCGCCTGCATTTCTACTTCTTCTCAACATACATTAATATGCCTTCCAACGCACTATCTTGATTCCATTGCAGTTGCAAGAGTAGGAAGTGTTCTCTGAAGCAGAGCCGTTAGCTGAACTACAAATTCGCGACATTGATCTTTGGTTGTGATCCCAGTGAGAATTAGTTTACCGGTTCGAAATACTTTAGCAATCCATTTATGCGGACCAATATGAATCTTGACACCGGGATAAACATCTGGATCATAGTGAATTGAAATATTATCCAAATTGAGCTGACGAATCACATTGTATAATGCTTGACGGGGAACTGCATCGATCATTAGTTTAGTGGTATAATTCATAAGAACAACGCGCCGATTCAAAATCTCGTACGTATCCGGACATTCGCGAATTGCAGTTCGACAATTGCTCCATATAATGTCTAGAACCTTCGCCATCGAAGACGAGTCGTATGCATCGTCGATAACTCCAGTCAAATGAAACACACCGTTTTGGAATATCTTGATTGTGATCTCCTTTTCCTTGAGCGTTCCATTTCCGTCATCAAGTATAACCAACGTCATCGAGTTATTGCCGAAGCCAGTATTATTACTTTTCGACTCCTTCTTGGACCTACGATTCACATCATCGCGCTTGCTTCTGCCCCTCTTAGCGATACCCCTTTTTTCAACCCTAATAATTCCACGTTCAAGCGGAATCAAATTGACAAGCTCGGTAGTATCGAACTTCAAATTGGTCGTATACAGCACCACCATGGTAGAAAGCGTAGGAGTTTCCATTTCTTGATAGCATTTAAACGAATAGGGTTTCAATTTCGTTTTTCCAGGAGAACGGGATGCTTTCGCTATGGACGCAGGTAAATCCAACTTTAAATTTGCGAAAAATAGGGCGCAGACGGGTTTGAGACTCGGCAGAAAGCATCCAACCTGGCTCTAGAAATCCTAGAAAAATAGAAGTATCTGCATGATGCTGGAGGATTGCCTCGCATTGAATTACAATATCAGAAGATGGGACTTGTGAAATGTTTATAGCAAAACGTTTCGCAAATTCTGGAGTTTTATGTAGATTACTGCAAACTTCTAACATTATATAACTATTATAACTTCTCTTTAACTACATATTCGGTGTACGAGACCCAAAAGGATCGTTAATCTTCAGCTGAGCGGGTGCTCCACGAGGAATCTGGTACTTAGCAGGGACTGGTTTACGACCGTTCACCATAATAGATAAATCATTCCCGTGATGATTTTCGACATAACGAAGCGCATCCTTCGGAAGAATACCACCGCGACTGAATACTCCTGTAGTATTTTCACCCGTAAAGCAGTTGGGTAATGATCCTGCAGATGGAACGGGATAATCCTGAGAAGGAACATTAAAAACTGGAATCTGCGACTTAGTCGGTCGAGGCAGAACGCCCGTCTGATTGCGCGGTGTAGTTAACGGGTGACTATGTTCAACCATCGGAAACTTGGCACTAGGCGCACAAGATGTTGCTCCACTTAAGTACTGCTTGTTGTACTCAGGCTTGCGAATAGTGTCATCTACGAACACAGAGGGCCCTAGCTCATCGGCGATATGTTGCTCGCCTTGAACCTGCTGGCACGCAAGTCGTTCGCGAATATAATCGCTTCCACTGCGGGCAACCGTTCTAGATTCTACAGCAGTAGTTGTGCCGGTAATATATGGTGCAGGTTCATCGATCCGAGCATCCGGATTAGTGGTGCAAGCAGCGGGATTGACAGTCTTCACTGCATTAGGAAATACTACATCATTTTGTATCGCGTGAGAACCTACATATGCCGTAAAGTCACTTGCTGATGCAGGACGTCCGGTTCGCTTGGTATTTGACGTAGGTCGTTGAGGATTAACTGCAGTTTCAGTCAAGAGCAAATCCCCGCGCGTAGTTCCCTGAGAAGATCCATCCAAGTTAAAAACAGACGCTGCAAGTAGTCGACGTTCTTGTGTTAACTCGGATGCAGTTCTGGTTTTTTGATTATTTATTACGACAGGCTGGCCTGCAGTCTTTCGTCGCATGTATTCAGTATATGACATCTCTTATTGTTTCTACGGATTATATTTGTCTAAGAAAGGTCGACATGTGATAGGAAGTGGCGGCGGCAACACATACGCTTAACATTCAGATCATCTAGGGCCTTTCCTTCTGCAGTCTTAACGGTTGTAGCACTCAAGTATTCCATTTCAGTCTGCTTAGTATACTTTCGATATTCCTCAACCTTCTCGAGATAAGCTTGATATTTGCCGGCAATCACCGCATTACAGGATACACAACGAATAGGGAACAGCATTTTTGTTACTAATGATATATTCCTTTAGTCTAATTCGTTTTCTAGTAATGAAATAAGAATGAAGCGTGATTTTATTGTTGCGGGGCTACTCGCCCTGCTTGGAATATCATGTATGTTGAAACCGATCCAGAACCCTATCGTAATTGCATTCTGGCATCCCGTGGGGTTCTCGGGCCTGATTATTCTGCTCGCTGCCCTTATCTTTCTACGATGGGACATCAGTGCCCTCGTGCTACTAGCAGTCTACTTATACCTTTACAACAACTCGCAGGTGCGTTATACCGAAGAACGCAGGGTTGAGATCGAAAAAGGTATCGACGATGAACGTTTTAATCCTCGAACGAGTGTGGATATTGGATTTGCAGAAGGATGGCTGACGCACGATATTCCAAAGATGCTAGGCTGGACGCAAGATGATTCAAGACATCTTTTATTATTCCCTCCCTCAGACGCCACACTCAAATCTATGAGCGGTTAAACAAACTCCCACATCACAGTCAGTTCACTGGCACTCCAATACTCAGAAATACCGGTAGGAAATCGTCTATGAATAATGAATGGCAACTTGCGTTCATAAATCTCTTTCTGTGCAACCTGCTCTAGAAATAGCGGGTTTGATGAAATAAATTCCTTAGTATCAACCAGCGGTAAAGCCCCATCTGCTAGTTGTTGCTTTCTGATTCCCAATAGTGCAGTTTGTTCGTATTTGCTATAGTAAGGCAGAGTAGTGCGATCCTTTGCGTTGATCGACTCTCGAGAAACTGACTGGACCTCTGGGTGAATCAGGGTTGAATTGTACCGGAGCTCTTCCATTTATACAATCTAAACGTTTATTCTATAAACCATTCGTTTTAAAAATGAATAAAGTCGAACTTCTTCACGTGATGGGCGACGATTTGATGGTTGTCAACGCTGCCCGTGTTTCGTTTGCGAAAGAATGTACTGAATTCAAAGAACAGGACACAAAGCTAGTACACTATCTCGCAAAGCATAATCATATCTCTCCATTTTTTCATCCTCAAATTCAGTTTCGAATCAAGATGCCTATTTTTGTAGCACGCGAATGGTATCGTCACCAGATTGGATTCAGTCGCAACGAAGTTAGTCGCCGATACGTCAGCGATATGCCTGAATGCTGGAGTCCCGAACTCACTGATTTCCGCGAGAAAGACGCAAAAATTAAGCAGGGAAGCAAGGATACGCCTATCGAGCTAGCCGATGTTGCACAAAATTTATATGCAACATCAACACGTATTTCACTTGAAGCATACGATGAGCTTCTGAAGCTGGGCGTTGCTCCGGAAGTGGCCCGAACGGTATTGCCCCAGTCAATGTATACTGAGTTCATTGAAACTGGATCGCTGGCTGCATACTCACGTCTGTTCAAGTTGCGAACCAGTCCAGATGCGCAACGTGAAATTCAAAAATATGCAAATGAGATTGGAAAGTTGCTAGAAGAGAAGTTTCCAGTTAGTTGGAAGGCGCTAACAGGAAACTAACTAGCGCGTCCATTTTGTTTCCATGCATAGTCACAATTTGCGCACTGATACATCCATACCAGTTTTTTCTCATTGAGCTCTACTGCCACAATATCGGGCTTTACATCTGCAGTTTTCGTAGGACATAGTGTATTCGGGCAGATAACATTAGTTAAGTGTTCTAGAGTAGGATCGTATTTCAAATATGGATTCAAAATCAGGGTATCAGACGTATCTTGCTTTAGAATGTGTTCGTATACAACCGGGTTTTCGCGAGTGAGTGCCTCCTTGTATTCGCACTTGCGACAGGATAGAACTGCAGTTTTATCACCATCTACAACGTCCTCCTCGATACCATACAGCATATTTCTGCAATTGGGACAGAACTTCATTCTTATACTATCTTTGGATTCGGTTCGCTAAAATTCGTTTTTAGCGTGCGTTCAAAACGGATGGGTCGCGAATTAATTATCCGAGGGCAAGATACGAATGGCGCAAAAGAGCAGTCTACGTGAATTCCTCGAGTCTCACAAGACCGACGGGGCGTCCTCGCATACGTCGATGAATGGCGGGAATTACTTCATCGGAGAGGACGATTTAGACCAATTTTACGAGTTGTACTCTGAGAGCATTCTTGATGGAGAGAAACAATTCATTACCGAGAAAAGCACACCTATTGGGCCTTGCCGTATTGATTTCGATTTTCTATACGAAAAAGATGTTACCAAACACCTACATACTACAGATCAAGTCAAGGCGTTCTCGCGGGCTTATCTGCTTGCAATCGGCGAATTTGTAACGATTCCCGATAACGTTAATGTCTATATCATGGAAAAGCGCAAACCAACCTACAGCATCAAAAAGAAACTGATGAAGTCGGGAATCCATATTCTAATTCCTGAACTCAAGACTCACAAATGTGTAGAGCAACGTGTTCGACGCACGCTTTTGAACCGCATGGACGAGTTCTTCCCGAATCTTCCTCTGCTCGAGGGGTGGGACAAGGTCTATGACGAAGCAGTAGTGAATCGATCTTCTCCTTGGACTCTGTACGGCTCTCGCAAGCCAGATAATATTGATCCAAATGCGCTTCCGTATAACATTTCGTATATTCTGAAATGGGACGGCAATGACTTTGCAACAATCGAGGCACCTTACATCCCACGTGTTTCTAAGGATCTGCTGAAAACTATATCAATTCGCAGACACGACGACGAAGAAACGCCGATGACGGATGAAGGCAAGAAGTTGTACGAATCGATTCAGAGTGGCACGGGCGACCCAACAAAGCGATCGACTACACGAGGACGACCAGTTCAGCGGTCAGAGAAGCCCGGGTCTCGTCAGTCGTCCCCGAATGCACGAATGACGCAACCACTAGATCCGGAGAAGCGCGAGTATCTTCGCAAACACGCGATGAATTTGAGTATCAAAAGAACCGACAACTACGAAGATTGGGTCCAGGTCGGAATTTGCCTCCACAATATTCACTCAGACCTGATTGACGTGTTTCTAGACTTCAGTGCCCAAAATAACACAAAGTATAACGAGGCAGATTGTATTCAAAAGTGGAATTCGCTGACATACCGAAACGACGGCGATAAACTGGGAGAAGGCACGCTGAGATACTGGTCTCGAGAGGATAATTTTGAAGGATACGCGGAGATCGAAGCGTCTAATATTGACCGACTCATCAAGGCCGCGTGTTCTCTCACGGAGTTTGATGTTGCATCTGTAATTCACGCCAAGTTCCGCGATAATTACAAGTGTTCTGATTTCAAAAATAATATTTGGTACCGATGGTCCGGGCATATTTGGAGAGAGACAGATTCAGGCGTGGATTTATTGCTTCGTCTGTCAAAAGAGATTGCAGGAATCTTCTTCAAGAAAATGGCAGACGTTTCGAATGAACTGGTGAATCGCGGGCTCGTTCTATGCTTGACGCCGGAAGACAAGAAAGATTGTGGCAAATGCGAGTACTGTATTCTCAACATGGAACGTATTGGATTCGAGAAGGTATACAAGAAATTGAAGACGACTGGATTTAAGGCTAATGTCATGCGTGAATGTCGCGAGTTGTTCTTTGATGATACGTTCAACAGCAAGGTTGACGCAAATAAGGACCTAATTGCTTTCAATAATGGGGTTATGGATTTGACAAATATGAACTTTCGGGATGGAAAGCCGGATGACTATATCTCATTCTCGACCGGGATTGATTATGAAGCAGACAAGGAGTATTACGAATATGCAGAGTGGCCGAGAGTTGAGAGATTTCTACAGCAAGTATTACCTGATCCAGATGTTCGTGAGTATTTCATGAAACATCTTGCAACAAATCTAATTGGTGGCAATCAGGCACAGAAGTTTCATATTCTGACCGGTTCAGGTTCGAATGGTAAATCAATGATTACAAATTTGATGTCAAAGGTATTGGGAGATTATTCGTGTACTGTTCCAATCTCGCTTCTGACGCAGAAACGCAAGGGGTCTGGTAATGCTGCGCCCGAAGTAGCACGACTGAAGGGTCGCAGATTCGTCACGATGCAGGAACCAGATGAGGCGATTGCGTTGAATACCGGACTAATGAAGGAACTGACGTCGGGAGAGAAGATGTATGCGCGAGACTTATTCAAATCAGGATCAGAGTTTGAGGTTCTTGCTAAGTTTCATCTTGCGTGTAACGAAAAGCCGAAGATCAATACGGTTGATGGCGGAACCTGGCGACGACTTGTGGTGATTAACTTTATCTCAAAATTTGTATCTAATCCATCTGGTGCAAATGAGTTTCCGCTGGACGAGAGTATTCAGTTTGCAGTGAACTCACTTCAATGGGCTATGCCATTTGCGTCGTATCTGATTCACATTTTGAGGACGAGCGTTGGACTACGCAAGTTGACTGCTCCTGGAAAGGTTATGGAGTATACTTCGGATTACAGAAATGAAAATGATGCAATTGCCAAGTTCATTTCGGAGAGAGTCCGAGAGGTTGAAGAGGGAGAAGAGATTACACAGCTGGACAAGACACGTCTGCGTCGGGCGTTCAAGCTATGGAAGGATGATAACGATCAGCGAATGCTGGTCGCAATTGATATGGAGAAGCGCATGGAGACTATGTTCGGCAAATACCCTCGCGGTGGATGGACGAACATTAAGCTGGATGAGACGTCTTAATGCTTCCGGCCCTTCTTCTTCGTACGACGACCGCCAGTTGATGTATACCCAGCGCCTTCAGGGGCTGTTCCGAGCATGGATGTAGAACCCTGTGTGGTCGCTAGGCTCGGGGCTGCAATTCGTATAGGCGATACTGCTGACTGAACCATTCCAGACGCCCATGTCTTCCAAGATTCGTATGTTTCGGCCATATTACTTATTCTATTCTATTTTTTATCGGCGGGCCCCAATCATTGGCGCGTATGCCTTGATGTAAGGCAGTGTTATGGCTACAACAAATAGCGCAATCATCAGAGTTAATGCAGACGCAATCACCTTACCGACCTCCAGCTTCACGGGACCGAGCGAAATGGTAACGCCTTCAACAGACTTCGAGACACCACCAAACAAGACGGCAAATGGAGCAATCAGATCATGGGTAAAAGACTGGAAGAAATCCTTAAGAGCACCACCGAGAAAGAACCCAACCGCGATGGTATAAACAGTGATTTCGGCCATTTATATTACATTGCTAGAAACTTTTTGACTTAATTAAAGTAGTGTGAATGGGCATTGATACTAGATTTTGGGGCCCGAGTGGATGGCAATTGATCCATTATGTTGCGTTTGAATCTAAAAACCCTCAAGAGTTTTTGCTTGGAGTCAAGGATATTCTGCCTTGTAAATTCTGTCGTGAAAGCACCACAAAGTTTACGCATGATATTCCGATGATAAAAGATACCGGAAAGTGGGCGTATGAACTTCACAATATGGTGAATCATAAACTTCGTATGCAGTGTAAAGATGATCCATCTGTCATAGATCCGGGACCAAATCCAACATTCGAAGAGGTCAAGCAGAAGTATGCGTCTATGAAACTGAAAGGCCACATATTAGGGCGCGATTTTCTATTTTCAATTGCAGGAAATTACCCAGAAAATCCAGTGCCAGACGATATGGCAACTCAGCGAGTATTTTTACGGCAACTTGCAGATGTATACCCAATTGACATAACATCTTATATGGATAAACATCCGGTAGATCTGGATAACAAAAAAGCCTATATGAAATGGATGTATGGGTTATTAAGTTTTTTGGCCTCCAAGTTTAGTGCAAGTATTCCGAGTTACAAAGGATACGTCCAGCGTATCATGTATTACACCAGCGGATGTGGCAAAAGTACGTATAAAGGCAAGACGTGCCGACGCGTAAAAGGTGGTGGACGCACAAAAAGGCGGGACCACCGCCGCACTTTTCGTGTTTCCCACTATGTTCTCTTGTAGAATTATTCCAGAATGCTACAAGTTTTTAATTCTTCTGTATACATATTTGTTATATCAACAATGTTATCAGTATAATGTATAGCGAATCCATAAGTGCGCATTAAACGTGATCTATTAAATCTTTTTATAATTTTATCTATCATAAAATTTAATCCTAACTTTGACATATGTTTATTTATATAAACATTAGAGCTAAATACTAAATGTCCCGATGGGTGACATTCATGTGATCCGTGACCATAATTTATATCACTAATTTTTTCACGCAAAAAGCATAAGTTCTTATTTTCCCACGCATTATCTTTATACTTTCTCAATAATTGTAGATCAATATCACTTAAATCTATGAGTTTACTTTCTCCTATCATATCAACACCGTGCACTCGAAGTATAGTCGTACCTTTGTTGAACTCTTCTAATAGATTCTCATCGGTTACACATAAAAATTCATCCATATCTGCTACTATTACCCAACCATTTTTAACTGATTTCCAACATTCATTTTTTATATCTGTCATCCTAAACTCATCTAACACACCATTAGTAGCCCAAGATACGACTGAACACCCAAGAGACTTAGCAATATCTACAGAATTATCAGTTGATTCATTATCATAAATAGTAATTTTACACGATGGTAAATATTTCTTATAATGATTCACTGCATGTGGTAATAACACCGATTCATTATTGCATAATAAAAATACACTTATATCCATTATATCTAAAATTATATTATATGGATCTAAACTAAAAATCTGTTTTTTGTTTTTATTTGTTTTATTTTTACTTTAATATGTGATCTTCGCGTCGTTGTTGTCAAGCGCCCACTGCTTGACAATCAAGTTCAGATCAATCGCCAGAATGGCCTGCTTGTTCTCAGTCAGCAATCCCAGTGCTGTCGTCATATTCGCCAGGCGCGCCTCCTTCTCCATCTTTTTGCGCTGAGTATTGGCAAACTTGGCGAGACTGCCGTAGGATTCCATCGTACGTTATATTTGTGACTACTACCTCCTAACTTGAACTTCTTAAATCCGTTTTCCCGCGTTATCCAAATAATAAGAATCTGATTACGATTCATAATGGAACTTTGGTATTCGATCGTAATCGGGGCTGTTGCATTTGCGTATATTCAATTATATATCCGAAATGCTCGACAATACTTTAAGCCAGATAAGACGCAAAGTATAGGCGATATTTTCACCCTTGGTGGAAGTGGGGATCGAACCCACGCGCTTTAATAGCAGCAGATCTTAAGCCTGCCTCCTTAACCACTCGGACATTCCACCACCGTTTGATAACACATAAATTATGTGTAAACCATAGTATAAATGTTTCATAGATTTTTCTGGATGCGCCGTCCAACCCTGCCTCCACCCAGTGAAACAGAGGATACGCCTCAGGAAGTTCAGCTTCCCGTGTTACCAGAAGAGAACCCATCTGCAATAAAAGCTGTCAACGATGATACACACACCAGCTAAAAATATATCTGATTAATTCGTAATGAGTGGTCACCATAGAACACAGAAACGACATGTATCGGATATGTTGGGCAATAAAGGACAAGTAGTAACTGGTTTGCGTAAATCACAAAGACGAGAAGCATTAGATATGCTTGCAAGCAAAGGCTTGTTAACACGCAATCCTACCAAAAACCAAGTTTTATACTCTAAACTAGGGCATGCTCCGCATACTCGAATGGGGGCTAAACGCCGTCGTACTCATAAATTAAAGCGTCGCTTGAAGGTTTGAACGTTCTTTCGAAAAGACGTTGAAGGTCCCCATAAAATCCATTTACTTAAGGCGCCGGCTGTATCCGGTTTGTTCCAGCTTTCTCCCATTCCTGCATGACGTTTCAAATAACGCGCCCTGCGGGTTTTGTCTTTATGTTTGGTGTAGTCAGACATTCCAGCTGCACCAAATGGTATAGTCTTCGTATGTCCGTCGGGATATGTGAAAACAGCATCGTACTTCTTTTCTGATTTATGCGATTTTCGTATCTTCATCGTCTTGCGAGCCATCTTATTATTCTAAATATACTTTAATGAAAGATTCATTGTCTATGGAGGACTGGTACTCAATTGTTCGCAGATTAAAAGACGAAAGCGAAGACCCAAAACACACCCGAGAGTTCTGCTTTCAGGTATATCACGACCTAATGTTCATCAAATTCAATCGTAAATTGAAAGACAAGGAAAAGTTTATAAAGCGAAAGGGCACTGAATTTGATTCCTGGACGAACGAGTTGCAAGAGGAATTCTCTCAAGAACTCATAACAGAAGTTCTATCAGACGACATATTTTGGCGAAAAACTTTGGAGCATACACTAGGTTGAAAACGAACCGAAATAAATATAGACGGATTGAATAGTAAGAATAAGAATGGGCGATACTATTATCGGCGTTCAGTTTGGCATTGCTAATCCCAAGGAGATTGCCTCGCGCAGTGTAGTCGAGGTCATTACGGATAAAACTTATCAGAGTAATCAGCCTTATCCAGGTGGTGTATTTGATTCTCGATTTGGTGTCATCGATAATGGCAAGGTATGTCCGACATGCAAGCAAACCAATGTTAAGTGTCCCGGTCATTTTGGACACATCAAACTCGCCAGACCAGTATACCTATACCAGTTTCTAGATACAATCCAAAAAATCCTACAAGTTGTGTGTTTGAACTGCTCAAATCCGTATGTGCCTGATGCAACGCTGGATACTGCATTTCCGGAAAGTTTGCGTGGAATGGATCGTTTTAATGCTGTTCGTGAGCTTACTGCACAGTTTAAGAACAAGTCTGCATCTGGAACATGTACGCATTGTGAAAGCCAAATGTTTAAAAAAATAGAGAAAGTTGAAAATACAGTCGCGTCATTGGCAGGTGTTACTTACCAGGAGGATAAAGAACCGATCCCTCTCCAGCCGGAGATGGTTCTTCGTTGCTTCCAGCGTATTACTGACGACCATGTGAATAAACTTGGCTTCAACGCAAAGTTCAGTCGTCCAGATTGGATGGTGTGTACTGTCCTGGCAGTCCCTCCTCTAACTGTTCGTCCGTCGGTTGTCATGGAGGACAATCAGCGCATGGAAGACGATCTAACGCATAAACTCATCAGCATTGTTCGCATCAACCAGCGTCTTCGCGATAAGATTGACAAGGGTGATAATGCCGACATTATCGATGAGTGCACCAAACTACTGCAGTACGACGTAGCAACCTACGTAGATAACGATATCAAGGGCCTGCCTCCTGCAGCTCAGCGCTCAGGTCGCCCTCTGAAGACATTAAAGTCTCGTCTCGGGGCGAAGACTGGCCGTGTTCGTGGTAATTTGATGGGCAAGCGAGTAGACTTCTCTGCTCGTTCAGTAATCACCCCTGACGCAAACATCGACCTGGATGAGCTGGGTGTTCCAGAGGAAATCGCAATGAATCTAACATTTCCCGAAATTGTTACGACATTCAATCGCGATCGGTTGCTAACATATATTCGCAACGGGCCCTCAAAGCACCCCGGAGCGAAGTCAGTGTTTCTAAAAGATGAAGACAAGAGTATTTCTCTGCGTTACGTCAACCCAGAGACAATCGACCTCAAGGAAGGCGATGTAGTCCATCGCCACCTGATTGATAATGATGTGGTATTGTTCAATCGTCAGCCTTCTCTCCACAAGGCATCAATGGAGTGCCACCGCATCAAAGTGCTACCCTATTCAACGTTTCGCCTGAACGTATCTGCAACAAAGCCATACAATGCTGATTTCGATGGTGACGAGATGAATATGCACGTGCCACAATCCATCGTGGCTGCAACCGAACTAAAGGCACTTGCTTCTGTTCTTCGACAGATCATTTCGCCCCGAACGCATACGCCTATCATCCAGATCGTCCAGGATACTATGACCGGCGTATTCCGAATCTCCAAGCCGGACGCAAAGATTCCGGAACATATTGCGATGAATATACTTGGACGCATGAAACGCCCTCTATCGTCGTTCGTGCGTAAGAATTCGAATCATACGGGGCAAGAACTCATCTCAACTGCCTTTCCGCTCATGGATTTCGAGGGCCGAATCAGCCTGGAAAACGGCCAACTCACAAAAGGTCTCTTGAAAAAGGGTGCTTTCAACGGATCGATCGACGATTCGGCTGAAGGTATCCTATCGGTCATCTACAACGACTTCAATCCCCAGCGATGCGGCCAGTTTATCAACGACATTCAAAGTATTGTCACAAAATACAACCTGTTCACTGGATTCTCAGTAGGAGCTTCAGATCTAATCGCTAATAACTCGGTTTATGCAGAAATCAATGCGTCGATTGCGACTGCAAGAAAGAGTATTTCAGACCTGATTTCCAATGTTCACTCGGGACAATTCCTAAACGATTCTGCTCGAGAGGATGGAGAGGAACTGGAGATTCAAATTCTGGATGTTCTTCGCAAGGCATCCTCGACTATCGCGGAGAGTGTGATGAACTCTCTCCCAAAGAAGAATCGAATGATCGAAATGGTAGACTCTGGCGCAAAGGGCTCTAACTTGAATATCGCCCAGATGGTTGCTCTACTGGGCCAGCAGTTCATTGTAGGCAAGCGTGTCCAGAATACACTACAGGATCGCACAATGCCTCACTTTACCAAGTATAATCACGGGCTAGAAGCGCATGGGTTTGTGGAAAACAGCTTTATCTCAGGGCTTCGTCCTGCAGAGTTCTTCTTTCACGCGATGGCTGGACGTGAAGGACTGATTGATACTGCAGTTAAGACCAGTGATTCGGGGTACATTCAGCGACGATTGGTGAAGACTATGGAGGATCTACACGTAGAATACGACGGAACGGTTCGAAATGCAACTGGATCCATCGTTCAGTTTCAGTATGGCGGAGATGGAATCGATAGCACGGCAGTTGAGTCACAGTCCTGTGATCTGGGCGTGATGACACTCGAACAGATCTACCAGGATTTTGCTGCATCTAAAAATGATTACCAGGCAGTTTGCTCCAAGCCAGATGAGATTAAAGATGATGATTTTGTGGATAGAATCCTGGCTGATCGCAAGTTTCTAATACACAATGTTTGGAGATACAGACGCGACACAAAGCTGTTTGCTCCAGTTAATCTACGACGCATGCTTGGTAAATACAAGAACCCATATGCCACCAAAACAGACTTAACCCCAGAATACCTGATCCGCCAACTAGATGCCATGTGCTCTGAGACATGGATGAAGGATAACAAGGTGTTCCATTGCCTGCTTCGATACTATTTGGCTCCAAAGAAGATGATTATGGTATTGCGTTTATCTCAAGCGATGTTTGATGAGGTTGTGTCCGAGATTCGTTTCAAATACATCAAAGCACGCGTCCATCCTGGTGAGATGGTAGGCACTCTTGCCGCCCAGTCTATCGGTGAGCCGACTACTCAGCTAACTCTTAACACTTTCCACTCAACTGGAACCGTTAAGGCCAATGCAACGCAGGGTGTTCCTCGTCTAATGGAACTACTTGCTGCAACACCAAATCCTAAGAACCCATCCAATGTAGTGTTTATGAATAGCGATATTGCCACGTCTCAGGACGCAATGTTCTCAATGATGAAAGAAATTCAAAAAACGACTTTGCGCGATATCACTCGGTCTGTTCGCATTTACTATGACCCCAATCCAACATCCGACAATACTGCAATCAAGGAAGATGCAGAGATTCTAAAGGCATACGAATTGTTCTCGGTGTCTCAGGGTTCGACGTGTAGCTCACCTTGGATTCTTCGACTGGAACTAGATCGCACCGAAATGGCGCGACGAAATATCATGGATATGACTACGATTCAGGCTCGTATTCAGGATAATAAGGTATTGAAGGTGTTTGATTGTATTACAAACGACACTAATAGCCCAGATAAGTTGATTCTGCGGGTAGTGTTTCAGCCCGATATTGTCAAGAATGCCCTTGCTCTACGCTTTATCGAAGACAAGCTCCTAGACACAGTTCTAACTGGAATTGACGGAATTGGTCGCGTATATCTCCGCGAAATTAAGGACGAAATGACCTATGACGATACATCGGGAGGCTATGCACCGCTGAAGCAGTATGTCTTGGATGCCGAGGGAACTAATATTCTAGATCTAGCAGTGTATTCACACGTAGATCCATTCCGCACATTCTCGAACGACATTCACGAGATTCTTGATGTGTTTGGAATCGAAGCAGTCCGTCAGTGCCTGTACGACGAGTTTATGGAGGTATTCTCCACAGAGTACGTTAACTATCACCATATGATTACGCTGATTGATACCATGACTTATCCGGGTTTCATTCTATCGGTCAACCGATTCGGCATGAACAAGGGTGAGAGCGGAGTTCTAGCTCAGTCTTCGTTCGAAGAGACATCCAAGATTCTCTTCAACGCTGCAATCTCGGGTGAGTTTGACTCGATGAAGGGTGTGTCTGGAAATATCATGTTCGGACAGAAGCCTCCTTGTGGAACTGGGTTCGTAGATATCTTGATTGACGAGACAAAGATGCCTGAGGGAACGGAGGAAGGGCCAGATGGGTTTGATGCAGAAATCAATGCAGTCAATACCAAACTATCGAAGCCCGATGAGAAGGAGTGTCGCATTGAGGACATTGCTATGGAGTGGTAGAGTAAAACGGACTCATAAAATGTATGTATTTTTAAATTAGTAACAATGGAGCACCCGTTCAAATTTAAGTTGGATCCTTTTCAGGAGAAGGCCATTGAGTACATTTCCAAAGATGAAAATGTCCTCATTACCGCTAAAACTGGTTCAGGTAAGACGCTAGTTGGTGAATACCAAATTTGGCGTTCTTTGAACAAAGGCAAGCGCGTATTCTATACCACCCCTATCAAATCTCTTTCAAATCAGAAATTTTACGATTTGAAAAAGATATATGGCGATCGAGTCGGCATTATGACTGGAGACATTAAGTTCTGTCCTCAAGCAGATGTTGTCATCATGACAACTGAAATCCTCCGTAACTTGCTATATAAACAGGGAACTTCAACCGAACATGTCGGGATTACAGCTGAGCTTTCTCTAGCAAACCTAGATGCAGTGGTATTCGATGAAGTTCACTACATTAACGATCCTGGACGGGGAAGTGTATGGGAGGAATGTCTAGTTCTACTGCCCCCCGATGTAAACTTGGTGCTGTTATCTGCAACATTGGACTCTCCCGAACCATTTGTGAACTGGCTGACTACCATCAAGCAAAAGCCGTGTCATCTGATTTCTACCGAGTATCGCATTGTCCCGCTAATCCACACAACTGAAGATGGTGAAGTTATCATGGACGCAAAAGATCAGTTCAACTTTGAGAAGTACAAAGCATGGGTCCGCAAGTATTATACTCAGCAAGACGAACTAAGAAAGCATAAGGAACGTGTGAAAACTCGCGAAGAAGGGCAGGTTATTGAAAAGGATGTCCGTGTTGGAAGCTTCTTAGACCGAATGAATAAACTTATTCTGAAACTAGACAGGCCAGCTCTGTTCTTTGTGTTCTCACGTAAGATGTGCGAGGAATATGCATCAAAGGTATCTACCGATCTACTTACATCATCCGAAACTGCAGACGTTAAGCATATCGTAAAGTTTCATCTCCACAGATATACTGAACTTCAAAAGATCGAGGGGTTTCATAAACTAAACTCCCTGCTTGAGAAAGGTGTAGCGTTTCATCATTCGGGGATGCTTCCGATTCTCAAGGAGATTGTAGAAGTTCTGTTTGACAAGGGATTTATTAAGATCCTATTTGCTACCGAAACGTTTGCAGTTGGAATCAATATGCCGACCAAATCAGTCGTCTTCACATCTTATCGCAAATACGACGATCTAACAGAAAACATGAGGATGTTGCGAACATCCGAGTATATTCAGATGGCTGGACGAGCAGGACGCAGAGGCAAGGATGATAAGGGTATTGTAGTATACCTTCCAATTCGTGATCCGGAAGATCCGCAACTTGTCAAGGAAATGATGACCGGAAAAAGAGCTAGCGTAGAATCACAAATGAAGTTCGATTATTCATTTATTCTTGCCACAATGGGCTCAGGCAAGTCCGTCCAGAATGATACTTACTGGATGAAACAAAATATCCAGCAACTTGACGAAATCAAAAATAAACAAGAATCGATTAAAGCCGAGCTACAAAAGTTCGACGAAACAACTATGCGTGTATGCGAAATCCGGGATGAAATTCAGACAAATCTTCGGTCAACAAATAATGCTGATAAGAAGAAGCATCAGCAAGAACTATCAAAGTGGGACAATTCGCATGTAGGTCCAAAATGGGATAAGGCAAAGAAAGAGTATGTCCGATATTGCGGGCTAAAGCAATCACTAGTCCAACTCGATACAGATATCAAGCATCTACAATCATATCTCGAAGACATCGAAACGCGAAAGTCATTCCTATTCAAGAATGGCTATATCGAGAACAATAGTCTTACAGAAAAGGGCGTGTTGGCGTCTGAGATCCACGAAGGACACCCGATTCTCATGACAGAACTATACACGCATGAATGGATTCATAGCCAACCTGCAAATACAATTGTACAAACGCTATCTTGCTTTCTGGAACAGCCAACGACGGAAGAGATTATTCCGGTTACAGAACATATTGATAAAATCCGTAAACACGGCGATGCAATGATGAAGAGTGAAATACTTCAGACAAATTGGGAAGTTACAGATTACTGGCATGATGTAATGTGCGAGTGGCTGGAGGGCAACGACTTTGTTTGCGAAAAATATGGTGTTGAACACGGAAACTTTGTTCGTGCTACTTTGAAACTGGCAAATATTGTGCGTGAATGGGTCAGTATTGCAACTATCAAGCAAGATACGGATATGATTGAAAAAATGATTGGAATCGAACAGAAACTTGTGCGTGGATTTGTTATTCCGGATTCATTGTATCTTCGAATCTAAACACCATCCGTCGCTTCCACGTTGATTGATTCATATCCAATGAGAAATATAAAGTTCCCCGAGTTCCTTCTATAAAAGAATTTTTACATGTGATAATACGCTTCCACTCGGAAACCCAAACGCGATGATCGTTCAAAGTAATTGCAGATACATATCTCTTATTGCTTTGAATTTGACGAATGAAGAAGACGTCTCTTCCAAACTGCTTTAAATCCTTGGATCGTTGGTTTAGCATACTAATATCCACATCGGGCGGAGTTTCATTTTTCAAAACATACTGGTTAATCACATCGGCAAATCGGCGGATAGGGGACGTAGCATGACAATACACATCTGCATTCAGGCCCCAATGTGTCTCGTTTGTTGTAGTTGGGACGTATTTTGCCGACTTAAACGCCAGAAACCTTCCGTCAACTCCGAGTGATTTAAACTTCTCAAGTTTTTCAATATCGGGAGCAGAATGAACTCGCAAAATCCCTTGGCCCTTTTGCTTGAGGACTTTTGCTGCCTCAATATTATAAAATATCATCAGTTCTGCAACCCAATCGTGCGAATCATAAATTTTACAACCCAGACATTCTGCTACATTTTGAATAGTAGAAGCATACTGAGACTTGTAAATAGATTCATATGAAAATGAAAGTGTGTTCGTAATGATAGTCTTGATAAATTCTATATCTTTAGGTTTTGAGTTTTCTAGTTTGAATCGCAAAGATACTCCAAGTCGTTCTTTATTGGGAACAAGGGAACAATCTGTTTCAAATGGGACCATAGATTGAATGATAGACCCGTCGATTGAGTATTGAGTTTGTCCTATTTGTTGTGCCTTTCGCAATGATTCTGGATTCTCTTTCATCCATTCAGACACATCTGCAATAGTGATATAAAAGTAGCCATCATCTCCGATTGTGAAAACATCATCAATATCACGACACCCTTCTGGATCAATATTGAATGAAACACCTGTGATTGTATGCCTTTCAGGTTGTGGGTTAGGGATCAAAATCGTAATACCAGGAGACCATCCTTGCTTTCGATACTGGTATGCCAGTGCTTCTTCTTCTGCTTTGAAATCTCCACAATTTCCCAATATACGATCTAAATTACCACGTGGTAGTTTGTTATCATCCCACTTTGGAACATTGACTAACGCAATAACGTTTGTTGTTGAAAGTTTGGAGCAACCGACAATACATGGCGCGAGTTGTTGGTTCAATGGACGAAATAGATATAGAGGGACATTTCGAGATGTCATACCATATTTTGTCCTTGAAGTGAGTTCAAGAATACCTGGAATCATTTTAGTCTGTTTTATATTATTGTTTAGACCTAACAATTCGTTTTATAGTAATGGATTCCGTAGGTACAGCTGTTATCGAGAAGTTTAAGTCACGTGCTAAGGTCGGTAAAGAAAAGTACGGCACTGATTTGGACCGCAAGGATCTAAAAGTTGGAGACTGGATTCAGCATGCACAAGAGGAGCTTATGGATGGTATTTTGTATTTGGAAAAACTAAAGCAGGAAGTTAGTTGCTGTAAGCAAGACCCGCCATCCCACTCATGATGCGGAGAATGTTGTAGTTCAGGGCGTATACGCGCACATCCCAAGTGTTGTCATTTACTGCATTAACCGTAACATCACCGCTCATCTGGAGAACCAGCGTAGCAGTGTCGATACGGGAGAAGTTGCACGTACCGGAAGGCTGGTGCTCCTCGGGCTTCAGCGCAAATGAGTAGCAGTAGATTCCTGGCTGGTTGAGTAGAGCAACCGTTCCTGGTCCAGCGTTTAAGTTAAGAGTATCATACTTGATGTACTCAGTCTGCGTAATACCAGTGTGGTGCTGGTAAGGCTGAACCTTGTTGTAGTAGTCGCCATAACGGGCATCCAGACGGTCCTGTCCGTTGATCTGGAGGTGCTGCTTGAAAACTGCAGTCTGATCGTATGTGAAGGGAGTTAGGCGGTTTCGGTTATACCCGGCGGCACTAGAGCCAGAGTTAGCAGGGTTACCAGAAGCTGCACTATTACGCACACCTACAGCTGTGGTGGGAACTGCAATCTTGCAAGAGCGGTAGCAAGTGGGCTGAACAACCCAGATGAGCTCCTTGACGGGATGATTGAAGGTCAAGTCAATGCGATTCTGATAAGAAGACAGGCCCTTATCCTCGTTATACTGGACCTGTTCGATCAAGTATTCGTGCGACTCCTGAGCCATACGGCGACGCTCCTCGACATCCAGGTAAATGTAATCCACATAAATGGCGGCCTGGGAAGGCTGGGCGGGGACAGGCACGTGGTTATAGTCACCGCTAATTAGCTGGTTCTCGTTCCAGAGAATGTTGATCTTAACCTCGTGATACTGGAGAGCAATGAGAGGTAGAGCGGCACCGGGATTGCGGCAGTAGAAGAAATTGAGAGGCACATACACAATCGTCGGGTGACCGGGCTGGCTACCACCTCCAGATGAGCCCACCTTACATCCGGCATTCTCACCTGGAATAAATACCTGACCCACTGATGCAGTAGGTGTTCCGTTTGTTGCTCCGTTTGCGTCAATATACATGCCTGTGGTTCCACTTGAAAAGCTATTCGTACCAACAGGATTTGTTGAACCCAGAACCGACGTGCGACCGCCAACGCCAACCATCTGCTGACCGTTCAAGCTCTTCTCGGTGGAACCGCAGAGAGTGTCCCACAGGAACATCCATTCACCATACTGACGATCGATTAGCTGTCCGCCGATCTCCAGTTCGGCATACTTCAGCAGATTGTAGCCAAGGTGGAACTGGTCGTTATTGTAGCAGGCATCCTTGCGACTGTCGGAGTTATAGCTGGGCAGCTGGACCTCGAGGTAAGTGGAGTATAGCAAATCGGCATTGCGATTGATAGTCGCCGACTGTTTAGTGCCCCAATTGGGCTGGCCGGTAAAGTTAATGCGGAATGGCTCCATTGCAAAATTGGTGTGGCGCTTGAACATGCCCTTCCAGAAGGTAATCTGAGGATTTCCAGAGAGATATGCGTCCTGAGCGCCCATGGCAACGAGTTGTAGAAGACCGCCGCCCATTTGTTTTGTATGTTAGATATGCCTATTTTTCGTGAAAATGACCGGAATATGATAAGTATTTTAGATCGTTTAACCGCTTTCAGACACAAAATAGGCGTAATTTACAAACACTCCTAAATTTTAGGAGATGGAAGTTTAATGACGACGGCGGGTGCGACGAGCACCGGTGCGAACCTTCATGGGAGGAAACGCGACCTTGTCCTCATCCGCGCCACCACGGCGAGTCTTCTTGTAGCTCTTCTTAGCCTGCTGAATAACCTTCTTCAGACCATCGCCCTTCTTGTACTGACCCTTTGACTTCATCGTTCGCATTGTTGCCTTGACGTGAGTAAGCCAAGCGTTTGCCATTTTTAATTAAGTATTGAGATATTAAACTCTAAAGAGCAGTCCACGCAGGCCACGAATGACTTGATCCGGAACTCTTTTTTCCATTGAAACGCCGGTTAAACAGCAATAGTGGAAATAAACGCAATACATTCCACATTCGCTATCCTCATACTGATGGCGAGTTCCGTTATACGATAACTTCATGGGTTTTGGGTGAATGTTAGTAGTGTCCCATTGCTTTTTCCAGCGACGCATCAATACTTGAATCTGCTTCTCAGGTTTATGTGCATACGAATCAAAGTAAGTCATACGGGGGTGCTCCAACTCAGTAGACAAATCGCAAAACGTTGCAACCCAGTGCTGACCTGGCCCAGTAGATACATCAGTGTTAAAAACAATCCCGAACTGACGATATCCTTTTTCATAAAGCGATTTGATATCTAACGAGCAAAGTGCACTCACAAGACACTCTCCGGTTCGTGTATGTTTGTCAAAATCAATAGGGAATGTGCCTACGTATTTGTATTCCTTAAAAACCTTCTCAAATTGTTTCTCAATAGCATCAATATCGTCGCTCGTAATCCATTGTTCTGGATTCACTTTCCAAGACGAAGGGCCTTGAGGTCTTTGCATGAGATTGGCCAAAATACACTCTGAACGGCCAGTTCTACATGATTTGTGTAACCTACGCCTTATTTCGTTCCAAACTTTTACTGAAGTGTCAGCTTGAATCGGAGTCTCATTAGTATGTTCTTCATTGTATACTTTGCGCAAGTGATCTATCTCTCTTGCATCCAGATTCATCCCTATTATTTAAAACGGATGAAAGTTTGTTATTTGTTTTTCCAAGTATAACGAAATGGACGCAACACTTATTACACTCAAGTCCCATCTGCAGAGCTATCGCAAGTTAGACGAGGATTTGAAAGAACTGAACTCCAAATCCCTAGAGGTAAGACGTGAACGGAAGCAAATTGAGAGTGAGATGTCCATTATTCTACAGAAACCCGAGTTTCAGCAGTACGATAAGCTAGAGATTAAAGAGGACGGAAGTTTGATTCGAATTCAGAGACCTGGTATGTGGACGAAGGGATGGTCCATGTCTAAACACGAGTTAATGGATGGGTTGGAAGCTTATTTCTCAAAGTATCAAGACAACGCAAATCCAGAAGATTGTTATGAGTTTATGGTAGAGCGTCAAAAGCCAAAGATGGTGTCCAACGAGTTTGCGTTTGAACGAACAATTCAAACTAACCCCGCTAAGCGAAATAAATATTCAATGTAAAATATAAATGTCTGGGTTCATACTCAATGCAGTGAAAACTCAGCTCCCGATGTTGATTGAAAAATTTGAACCTCAGATTCAGTCAGGGTTGCGCTCATCCTTAAAAACAATGAAAGCACAGCACCCAAAACAAGCTTCACTTTTTTTAACAAACTGGAATAAGTTAGATGCTGCAGTTAAGAGTGAACTGGCCGGAGCACCGATGGCTGCAGCACCGATGGCTGCAGCACCGACTGGTGGACGTCGTCGTGTAAAACGAACTAGACGCAACAAACGTTCTAGTAAGTAAGAATGCAAGGTTACAATCCATTCAACTCAAAAAACAAGCTACTGAGTATTAACGACGTCCATCGAATTTTGGAGAAGCATAACTGTTCTTTCAAAGTTCGAAATGCAAATACATTCCAGACTGCAATGGTCCACTCTTCATATGTAAAAAGGTCTGAGTACACTACTCCAACCGGAGAATCCACCGAACTTTTGCCTAGACCTTCTAATTGTTTGGATCTGTTTGATGAATCGTACGAGAGAATGGAGCATCTAGGTGACTCTATTCTCGGAGCGTGTGTGTCTACATATCTGATGGAACGTTTTCCGCAAGAAAATGAAGGGTTCCTAACTGACTTGAAAAAAGAAATTGTGTGTAATGAAACACTAGGAAAATTAAGCCAAATTATTGGTCTTGATGAGTTCTATGTTATTTCTAGACACAATGAAGATATCTGTGCGGGTCGAACAAATCTTAAGAAACTAGGTGATATTTTCGAAGCATTTATCGGCGCAATTTGGATCGATTCTGGATACGACTTTAAACTTCTATACAATTTTATGGTCCGCCTGATTGAAATGTATATCGATATTCCAAAAATCCTAATGAATAATCGTAATTTCAAGGAGCAGTTTCAGAAGGTTTATCAGGCTGCATTCCATACGACACCGACATATGCAATGATATCGAATGAAAACGGAATTTATACGATGGCTGTTGTGGGCATCAACGGACTTAGACTAGGAACCGGCACATCTACTACTAAGAAACAGGCAGAACAATGGGCTGCCCGAGAGGCACTTCTTAAATGGCAATTGTAATTGTTACTGCAAGAATACAGAAGGAAGTGAAGTTCCTAATTGGAAAAGAGTCCAGATTTCTTCGCGATATTCATGAAGATGTTTGTAAACTTGAGAAGTTTTCGTTACCAGGCGACTATATGAACTACTATACATTGCAGTGCAAACGATTGAGCCGTAAGTATGGTATGCGCATCCAATTTGATACACCAGATATATATCCGACACATACACGTGCCAGATTCCGATACTTAGAAAAAGATTGGAGGTATGGTATTGTAAAAGGAGCGTTCAATATACATAAAGATACGAATTCATTGGATACAGCTTTGCGTGAATTCAACGAAGAAGTGATGCCATTTGATGATCGAGATGCAATAGAAGATTTGAATATACAGATTCATTCTCGAGACTTGTATGCCTTGGAGATAAAAGACCCTACAGACTTGTGCAAAATGGTAGCAAAGCGCACAAACATGTATTACGGGGAATTATTTGAGATGGAACTTCTTACGTGGGAAGAGTTACAGATAATATGGAGAAATTTGAATGTGGTTTCAAAACGATCGCTCGAATTCATCGTTTCTTTAGAACAATCGTCGTAGCTGGATGATATAGTTTTGAAAATCTAGCATGAAAGGTTTTTCTTTTGTCGTCATATATATCAAAAACAGGATACGTTAAGTCAGGATCGCCTGCATCAGCTTCCATAGTTATATTTGTATTTCCATCTTTAAACAATACATATGCAATATGATATGGTGCTCCACCTTCAACTATTTCCTTTCTAACAATTGCGTATGCCTCTCCAAGATCGGGATTCGCACGTTCATTTTGGATTGCAGAAGGAGTATTTGAGATTCTAATGTTTAGAGCATCAGTGAATCCAAACGCAAGATTAGTAGTTTTTTCTCTAAAGTGGCATTTTGTTGATTGATATCCAGGAACATCTGCAGACAATGACTCTGCTAAAATCAAACAATCATTCGGTTCAAGCGGATTGGCAGCACGATAGGCAAACATATTTCTGGGTGATCTCATACGCTGACGGCTTAGCCATTTGCTAGGAATAGGTACATTTTTGTGAATAAAAATCACGTCAGGTCTTGATGAATCAACTTGAAACAAATCATTATCAGAATATCGAATAACCATTTATATCTAAGTTTAATTCTTTTTTTCGCGAGGAACTGTGCGACTCAAAACCTCACGTTGTTTTAGTTCAGTAGCAGATTCTCCATTTGAAGGCATACCGTCCATCTCACGCAAAAAGCTAGTTACTCGATCAGGCTGATCTGCAAAGTATACAAATAACTGCTTTCGGATATTAGCACGCTTCACTGGAGGCTTTGTTGTGCGAACAGAACGCGTCAAAGTACCTGCTCCAGTTCCTTCCAGAGAAAACTTGTCGACTTCATTAGTACGCATAAACTCTAGAATTTTCTTAGAAAGACGAGTCTTTTGTTCGTTAAGTTTCTTAATTTCACCACGAAGACGACGCTCTTCGTCGTCGAATCCGATCCAGTTTTTTAGCGTTTCGCGGATCTCGTTCGTCTCCATTTATGGACCTTACGCCGTCTCGTTGAAAATCGTTTTGCACCGGTAGTTGCTGGAACTGGAGCTGGAGCTTCTTCCTTTCGTGCATCCATATTAGGAATTAAATCTTCAACACGTTCGGCCATACCATCTCCCAAAAACATACCGGTTGTTCCAACGATCGTGTCTTTGTGTTCGAATATTTTGCGGCCGAATTTGCCTAAAGATCCGGCAGCCTTGTACAATGTTGGTCCAATAAAAGGAATCGCCAAGAACACTACTAGTAAGGCTTCACCTAGTTCATCCTCAAGTAAATGTGTTATTGCAACAAAGGCAACTGCAATCGCGGCTGGAAGCGCTACTGCAACTGCACCTGCAGGACCACCCACGTCCGTAGCAATATCGTTTGCACCTACAACTAAAGTTTTGGTGGTTTGAAGCACCGCCTCTTTAGCTATATCTACAAACGAACCAATTCCAGGCATCTCTTCAATTCGCTTCAGAATTGTCATGTAGTAGTAGGCATTTCCCGCCGCACTAATGAGTGGGCCAGGCAAGAATCCTTGAATATAACCAATGATACCTCGAATGGCGCGGTCGAGAACTAAGGCCTCGTCGCCAGCTCCTCCGGACTGTTTCATTAGTGAAAAAACAGATTTAGCAGTCTTGCGATTGAATACGGGTCTTGTCATTTTCGTATCGTAGTACGCGATGGTTTCTATATCTTTTTGTGACCGAATTGGCTGAGACTCTATGTATTTGTAAAGGCTCAATACCTTAACTATCTTGTTTGCATTGCGTTCACCCATGCGAACTCGGAGATACTTAAAAAGCTTTTTGTCGTCTGCATTATTCAACGGACGCTCTGCAACCCAAACCATTATATATAGCCACTAAAATTTCCATTTCTTGCCACACTCCAGACAATTAACGAACGTTGTCATGGGTTCATCTGCAGATCGAGTCTGAAGCTGGTAGTAATCGCACTTTGTCTTTCGCTTACAACCCGAGCACCACATAAAGATAGACGCATTTTTCTGGGTCGAATATAGTTTCTTTTCTGATTCAATGATTTTCTCAATTGATTCCTTCCAGCGCGAAGGACACAAATCAATTGGAGACATTTCAGCAACATTGCTAATCTCAAGTTCGCCTGAATTAATTTTATCTAGAATGTGTTGATTATTCTTAACGTAACTTTCCGAACCCTTCAAGTTCTCATAAAGAGAAACCGCGCGATTGCGATACATATTCCAAAATGTCCTGTTAGACCAGTCGACTTCATAACTATCCTTTTTCGCTAGTTCAACTACATGTTTGAGAATACTCAGTTCAAAGTCGGTTGCCATTTCACGAGAGTTAAATAGCACCGCAAAGTTATCAACGACCTTCTCACGAATCGCGCAATCAATAAACACATCACGTTGTTGAACTTGCTTTACAGCTCGAACCGGCGCTGATCGTTGAACGGGAATATCTTCCTCTGCCTCTTCGAATACAACTTCCTCCTCCACTGGCGCATCTTCCTCTTCTTCGTTATCGACAGCATCGTTATCATCCTCATCAACTGCAAACGTCCATTCTTGGTATAGTTTTTCGTACTCGTGTGTTCTAATTGAACTATATGACGATATTGCAGGAATGTATGAATCATTGTCGTCGTTTTCGGTAACTAAAATCAAGATTTGACTGCTGTAGACTTCTTCGTCGAAAGGTGCAGGTAGCATGTGAGAATTCACATTATCTTCGTCTTCAGATGAGGACGCAAAGATATTCAGCATACGAGTGTCCTTCGTTGGATCCTGGAGCTTACCTTGAAACTGGATTGAGTTATTCTTGTACTTCTTTCGCATCCACTCGAGAACATCCTTCGTTTTTGCTGGGATCTGGAACTCAGTAATGGCGCCATTCAACGCGATAGACAAAGCGTACGACATTCTTATACGATTCACAACTATAAGGTTGTAAGTTCGTTTTTCGGGAAAACGAATTTACTTTTTGTATGGATATGATTACAACACAAAATGGCATCTCACTACGTCCCCCCACACCTGCGCAATCGGATCAGCAAGGCTGAGGAGGTCAACCTGAAGCCCGAAAGCTTCCCTGTTCTCAGCGGATCGGCACCAGTTCGCACTAATGCAGGGACGTGGACTAGAGCCAAGTCGTTTGCTTCACTTGCGCGCGAGTGGAACGAAAAGGCCGACGAGGAAAAGCGACAGCAAGAGATGAATGAACTGAGCGAACAGTCCAGGATTCGGCGCCAGAATCTCGAGAAGCGCTCTCGCTTTGTTTATCGTGAACCACGACAGGCGTATGATGGCTTTGTCTATGATTCTTACGAAGAACCAGAGGCACTACCAATGGATGATTGGAAAGATGTCAGCCACAAGAAGCTAAGGCCTGAGCTGACACTAGAAGAGAAGATGGAAAGGGACGCTAGATTGGAGGCAGAAGAAGCTGCTAAGGATGATAAAAACGACGATAGTGTTTGGAAGACAGAAGAGTGGGATTACCGTGATCGCAGAACCTATAGTTAATCTCGAACAAACCAACTGCGTAGCCATGGCCCAAATGTCTGAACGTACATTAAATATTCACGACCATGTTGTTGTCCTAGTATCCATCCATAATATATAGCATAACCCGTAAAAATCAAATAAAAAATTGAAACAATTAAATCCTGAAAGGATATTCCTTCCTTTTTTGTTGCAGGTGTCTCGCTTGTAGCAGTAGGCGGTGAGTTGTTTCCTTTAGGAGGGGGTGGAAATACAACTGGCATTGCCGTTGATGGCGCTGGAACAGGGCCTTCCTTGATTTCAGCGGGGCTAGTTGATGGGATAATACTCGTTCCTTCCGGAGCACTCATTTAGTATTATATTTTATAATCTTATTTGAATGATAAAGAATGGCAATTAGTCAAGCGTATGCTGCAGTATACAGCAGTTTTTTGTTCTTTGCAGTGATGATTATAGCACTGCTGTTCGGCGGAGGTGGTGCATTCGCTGTTCTACAGGGAGGCGTTTGGACGACATTGCGTTGGATCATCAGTATGATTCCATATGCACTGCTAGCATGGGGCTTTGTGATGTCACTATTCACGCTTGATTACGGATATCTGATTCCGTCAATGATAGGCGGAAGTTCTTTGGTAACATGTATGATTTCGGCATTTGTCTTTGGTAAGTTCCTTCCTATGTTCGTAGTATCGTCTGCTGCAATTCTAACGTACTACACATATGACTACACAGTTCAGAACGCCAAGGAGAACCCCATGAAAAATATTTTGGCGTCACTGTCGTCATTCCTAGTCTTACTCGCCCAGGTATTATGTACCAAGGCATCTCCACCAGGAACGTATATCTTCAATAGCTCGCTATATAATGACGGACTTGCCGCGTTATTCGGGTTTTCTCTCGGGTTATCTGGATGGATATCAACTTCTGCTTCAAATCCAGATTTACTACCATACACCGGAAGTCGCAATAAGCCGGCTGCAGTAAACCCTGGTAGTAATGCTATTCCCGCGCCGGTAGTAACTGCAGAACAGACTGAACTCATCCAGGTTAACAAAGATCTGGATTATCTGCGCAGTGTTGGTATTACTGACCCTAACAGCAACGAAACTCTGAAAAAATTAACTGACCGAAAGAAACAACTAGAATCTATGACACATAGCAATGTAGTTCCTGCTACTACACGCTAGAAATTGACTTTCGAATGATACGATAATACCCCATCATAGTTGTTCCTGAGTGTCTCTCCGTAGAGGTTGGCGAAACTACCACAATAGTAGGAACACTTGTTACATTAAACTGTCCGGCATAATTCTCAGGATCGCTATGAGTATTAACAGAAACCCAGCGAATATTTGAAAACTCTTCCTTCAAATCTTCGATTGCAGGCTTAATGACCTTACACGGAGCACAAGTAGGCGACCAGAAATGATATGCCGTTACACTCATTTTATATTAATCCGTGTGTGTCGTGGTTAAATGATTACCAGCGATCAATCGGTATTCGTTCGTTCTATGTAGTTTCTGTTTCGTAACTTCGTATCCGTTTTTCTTCATAGACTTGACATATGCAGAAATTATAGAAGTGCGCAGTATAACAGGATCCAGCTCCTTCAAATTTGCAATACACCAGTTATAAAGCTGAGTTTCTGATACTGGCGGACCCATCATCTGAAGAGGACCGTTCACTTCAACTTTAGCAACAGGAACCGCTTCTTCAGGATTCAACACCTTTGAAACCATTCTGTCAACTATATGATTGTTTTTACTCATTTCGTCATCGCCACCGGTATGAGCGCGAACATATGTAAACGTGTGCGATTCAAAGCAAAGAAGTCGTCCCGAAATATCCTCAATTAGATCGCGATTCAACACTGCAGTTCCCGATGATGTCTTCCAGCCCTTTGCAATCCATCCTGGAAGCCATTTGGTTATACAATTTTTGGAGTATTCTGAATCAGTAAATACATGAAGATTCACATCGGCTGCAGGAAACGATGCCTGCGCTTTCTTGATACCCTCTAAAATACCCAATAATTCTCCTCGATTGTTTGTTTGCGGTTGGTCGTCTGGAACTCTAGATGCAAATGATAGCTCTTTGTGTTCGGGAAAATAGTACCCATAAGATGCTCGTGCATTCTGTTTTCCATTATGTGTGCAACCGCCGTCCGTATAAACTTCGAGCTTCATAGTGTTTTATATTTGACAGTGTGAAGATAGGTTGGAATTCGTTTTATAATGCATCGACTCTGGATTGCAGCTTGAAGTCCGGTAGGGTCTTCTATATGAAACCACACTCTGCATCGAAATGATCGCTGTTCTAGCAGGCGACGAAGCACTTGTTGACAAGAAAAAGTCAAAAATTCTGAATGAAGAATCAAAAGAACTCGAAACCGAGTCTTCTTAGATGGCATTCGACTCATCCACGATTCAATCCAGGGAGCAAACGTTTCAACTGAATGATTCATAGAAGCATCAAATACTTCATATTCGCAATCCTTATTTTTTTGCTTGTATTCCGACCATATCTTCAACATATTTGTGTCATTTAAGGGCTCAAATAGGATGTAGTGTGGAGGTGGAAAAACTAGGTCCATTACTTATATATTTATTTACTCTGTAGGTGGCGCAACAATTTTCTTGATTGGAACGTCAGCCGAAACAATATATAGCGAGTTCTCCGTCATTATAATGTAGCACGTTTCACACTTAAAAACGCTCTGAATTGTCGACGTATACTCACTCTCGGACTTTACAAGATACTTTTCCTGGTCGTTGACTCCGATACAGCACTTCTTTGAAACACTATCTCCGTAGTAATCCAGATAAATAGGCTTGTCCTGCTCAACTGCAACCTGCGCCGCCCGGAGAAGAACGCTCGCGGATGGTATTACTGGAGCAGACATTTGTTTTGCCGATATGTTTTTAGGATACTAATTTCAACGCGTCTTCCAGCTTGAACTTTGTCTTCATAATCAGTGTTGGTGGTTTCGATTGCAGGATAGCCGATATCGATTTCTTCATAAGTTCTCGGCACACTTTATTTGTTGAGGGGATGAGCTTCAGAGTTTCGAACAAGAACACGGCGCACTGGTGGATATTTTCTTCCGTCTGCGGACTCTTTACCTGCTGAAGAAGAATCGAAAGCTCAGATAGTACATCCTCCAGTCCCTTCTGAACACAATCGTCGCTAATTAGATTACGAACATTCAACTCAGTTACAAACTTGGCATATCCACGTCGCTTCTCCTTCTGCTTTGTCCACTCAATAAGGGTATTGTGATTACAAGCAATTGTTTCGTTCATGTTATAAAGTGTATCGAACATCGAAACCTGTGTATTCAAATCTTCCACCATCTCTGGAATAGAACTCGATAGAATGACTGCACAATCAGCCATTACGTTTGCGAAAATATGGTTGGTAATAGCTTTGTCAAATAGTAGTGTGCTTACACGCAGACGAAATGATTCGTCGCGTTTTTGAATGAGAGCGATAGTATCATTTGACAATTTTTCGACACTTGACTTTGTAATTTTATTGAAGATTGCAAAGATCTCTGAGTACTCTGGATCTTCGCGCTCCTTTACCTTGCGAACACACTCGACAAGCAATCTTTCGCGCCAGTTATCGACTGGACGAGGCCTTGGTGTATGTCTTTGCGACTTATAAAACGGCTTGAACACCATTGCAGTTCGGCGAAGCTTCGATATGTTCTCCTCCACAATTGCAGGCAGAACAATCCGCGTGCACTCCCGAAGGGCATACATGTCAATAACAGTAAGAGTCATTGTAATACTGTACACTTGTTCCTTGAAAAACGAATTCCGTTTTAAACATACATAATATAGTACTGAGTATAAAATGGGGACAGAGACCACAAGATTCAAAAATTCTTGGATTTTGTGGTATCATGACCCCGAGAGCCACGACTATTCGTTGAACGGATATATTCGTATTGCTGATCTGTCTACGCCCCAGCAGTTTTGGTCGGTCGTAGAGGCGATTCCTAAAGATGCGTGGGAATGCGGGATGTTCTTCTTCATGCGAGATGGATTCAAACCTCTATGGGATTCCCCCGAAAACGAGAATGGAGGTTCGTGGTCCAAGAAGGTAGACATTTCAAATATTCAAAAAATATACATCGATCTTATGGTTAATTGTGTAACAGACGAACTACTTGTAAAAAATAAAGAATCGATTGCAGGGATTACTGTTTCTCCTAAAGGTCAATTTTCAATCATCAAAATATGGAATACGTCATCAGCCGTACATGAGCGATCTAATTTGAACACAAAGATTCCCATGTTTCAAATTGGAGACGATGTTACGTATACCGCTCATAAATCACGTCGTAAGTAAAGTTAAGAATGAAGATTGCCATCGAAATCGATAAAGAGTCGATCATTCACTCGTGTGCAGAATATCTAAAAAGTACTATCCGATTTTTGTATAAATGGCTGACTAACGAAGGTGAAGCACTAGGTTATATTCTGGGATATATTCACTTCATGCTTTTTGTGTTCTTGATGGTCTCTATTGTTATTTCCCACACAATATACCCAAATTTTTGGTTACAACTTGTTATCCTTATTGTAATTGTGTTAGTATGGCTACAGCATATATTTTTAAAGGTATGTGTTTCAATTGTAGCAGAAAAGGATCTCACAAAGAATACATCACCATTTCATGATCTATTTGAGAACGTGTTTCATATATCTACAAACGATTTCACCAACTATTTTATAGTCGCTGAAACAATTGCGATCCTCTGTTTTACTCTCGAAATAATTTGTAGAATGTCTTTACACTTACACGGATACAGGCATCAGGCATAGTTTAATGTCGCCCAGATTGGCAACCACATACCGAATCATCAAAAACCAGCCGTTCTTCATGTGAATCTCTAGATTGTTGCACAAATTCGTACACTTGGTAAAGAGAACTAGATGAGGCAATGAAAACGTGCCAGTAACAATATCATTCTCTTTCTTTTGAATTGTGAACTCATTCTCACTATCACCCATAATCGTTGTTCGCGACGCAAAATGACCCTTGCAACTGAATGTTAGGCTCGAGTTTACGTTCTGAATCTCGGTAACCTTTGCTCCAAGTAGTGTCATGTCGCGACATATCTTCTGGAAATCCAGAGAAGGCATCGTAATGTGCGTGGAGAACTCGGTATCGGGTAGCTGAATATCAGGCTCATCGCGATCAAGAAGGTTCAGCTTGTAGCGAGTAACCTGCTTCTTGTCGCCATCTTCTAGGAGAATACCCAGTGAGTTCTGGTCACTTTGGTCGATATAAAACGTAACGGTATCATCATTGCTTGCAGTCTTGATAATCCGGTAAAGGTGGTCCGTGTTAATCCCGATAACAAGCTTGGAAGACGAATTCTTATATTCGTACTTCTCAAACTTATCTGCATACAGGCGAAGATGGACTAGAACGGTGCGAGTCTGGTCCATTGCAACCATTCGGACCCCGTCCTTGTCGAAAAGCAGGCTCATTTCTACCAGAATACACTTGAGTGCCTCTGTTAGAGTGCGAATTGCACTAGTTTGAACCGTCTTCGCCTCCACGATATAATCTGGCATTTTTATGTATTCATTACTTCGTTTAAAATCCCTTCACTCCTTTCGCGCTTTTCCGTTTCGAGACAATGCGACCATACTTGTTGTACTTCAAACTCTTCTTAGTAAGGCCACCCTTAGTCTTCTCTGCAGTGCCGTGCATAACTTGTGCTCGTGTTCCGATCTTACGAGTCTTGTGTGGCATTTGTATTGTCTGCTAGAATATTTCGCCAGTAAGCAAGAGTAAGCTTTTCATAGTTGAAATCTCGGATACTAAACTCAGACAACTTTTTATTCATATTTTCCAAAGTAACTTCGCTCCAGTCTTGGACGATCCATACCGGTAAATCATCAAACAATGGATCTATTCCGCTTGTTTTGACGATTGGAATACATCCTAACGCGAGTGCTTCCCATGTTCTGTGGCAATCTAAGCCATTTCCATGAGGAGACACTACGAATGCGCACTGAATCATATTCTTCCAGCAAATGTCTCTGGTTGCTTTATTAGGCTCGTAGAACACTAAATTTTCCGGTATTTTTTCAATTGCGTCTTTCCTATCGGTTTGTCCGTAGCGTGTCCAGATTGTAAACTGAAAATTAGCATAAGCTTTCATTTGCCTTTCAAAATACGGCTTGCATGATGCTTTTAAGCTTATAAGTTGCCATTCTTGCTCGGTTGGATGTTTTTTGGCGCCCCATATGTGATTATTCTTTGATTCCCATATCATTCGTTTGCGTTCACCTGGATATGGTCGCATGGAATGGTAATCGAGACCAATTGGAACTTTAACAAATTTTGGATGAGTTCCAACACAATTTTGAGCAAACCAGATTGTAAGCAACGGATTGCTCAAAAGAGTATCTGATTCGCATTGATAATCATCCGGAATAGTACAATCAGAGTTATTGGTCAACAATTTGAACGGAACCTGAATGAATGGAAGCACTTTACTTACAAAGCTAGGAAGTGCTTGGGGGCATACGTGTAAAATTGCATGAGGATGTATGTTAGAATATGTTGTTAGCTCTAGTCCATTAAAATCTGAAATAGGGTTAGAAGATTTATGCGTGGCTGATTTTAATAGTCCAAACGATCCCACATAGTTGCAATATGTTTCGTCCATATATATTTACAATAATTTAAATCTACCATTACGAAAGCCCAATATATTTGAGTTTACATTAATTGTCTTGAAGTGTGGGAAATAGTATCCTTTCGAATATAAATTTGGATCAATAAACCACTTGGATGGGATTGTTATCAAGGCAGGATGATTGCATATATTTAGAATACCTCCCCACCAAGAAAATGTAGAATTTACACATATACCGCCAGAGCACTTGGACATTAAAAATAAAGTATCCAGTTCATTTTCATCTATAAACTGATAATCTATCTTATTTAGAATATCGTGAGTTAGTGCATGTGATTTATCATTTGTGAATACTGCAAATTTAGTTCCTCTAGGGAATGCAGCAACCGCTTTTTCATAATATTCTTTTAAATCTAGATAGTATAAGTGTGAATGTAAAAGGTAATCTCCGCCCCGAATATGTAAAAATACTCTGCTCGAAATGTCCTTATATTTTTCTAATAACGGTAAACATGCAGAAAAGTCTAACTTTTCGTAAAAATCTGGATTAATATATCCATAATTCTGAAAGTATCCAATTAGTTTTACATTTTCATGCGTATTACTAAATTTCCAATCTTGTGGAGTTAAGTTGTCTTCACGTATTACTTTATCAATTTTTACGCCAGACTTTTGGATACATTTCCATTTTTTAAATATAGTATCAAAATAATTCTGTTGAGTATGATATGATACTTGTTGCGTATGTTCTAAAAAAGATGTTGCACTATTTATCGATGAAACATAATCTAAGAATGCTATTTGAAACAGCTGATTTCCAAGACCTCCTTGTAACTCGACTGTGACCATATTTGGATTCATTTTCCAGTACGATGATTGATCTGTTTTTATGATCAAATCTATATCGCTATAAGATTCATGCTGATACATCAAACAAGGGTTACACAAGTACCATTTATCAGTTTTCATCAGAGATGTCCAATGTACATCGCAGGGATATTTATCGCCTTTAGTCTCTATTAATAGGCCTAGCCCTTCTTGAAAGTTTGAAAGAAGTTTGGGAATATAATGTCCGTTCACAAGATAGCTGGATGTGCATGATCCGCTGTATAAACGAAGCGTGCTTACATCATAATTTGCCGAAGATGGTCCTAGATGTATAACATCATATTCTTGACTTGCCAATTTTTCAAGAAGTGGATACCCGAGTTCAAATCTATTCCATACGACATCATCTTCTAGAATTAATACATTCTTCCACTTATTATCAATAGCCATTTTCATAACTTCAATATGACTCTTAGTGCACCCGACACTGCCCGGATTCCATTCTATCGCTGAGAACCGAACGACCTTTTCGGATGGGAATATAGATATAATTTTTTTCATATGCTCATTCTTTTCCGGACGCTTATCCAAGTTGATATATACAATCTTGTCGATAAATTCCCACATTTAATTATAGACAGATTATAAAATATGGAAAATCTTATTGTTTATAAATCTTCGTATCCAAAAATAAGAATCGGAAAAATGGAGATGGCGGATATGTAATACATAATATACCTACATCATATGATATTCTCGTAAGTGGTGGAGTATCTGATGATATAAGTTTTGAACAAGAATTCTTAAATAAATATCCAAATACAAAATGTTTTGCATTCGATGGAACCATTAATAGCTTGCCAACAAATGATGATAGAATCACATTTGTAAAAAAAAATCTAGGAGCATTTGAAACAGAAACAACTACTAATTTAGAGTCATTTTTTGAAAAATATGATAACATTTTTCTAAAATTGGACATAGAAGGACATGAATTTAGGCTATTTCCTGCTATATATAAATATCTACATAAAGTCAAACAAATAGTCATTGAAATACATTCATCATTCGATATCCAAAAACATCAAGTTTATTACCAAGGATTAAATGATATTACACATGATTCCATGTTTTCTTTGCTTAATAATATCAATAAGACGCATACATTAGTTCATATTCATGGAAATAATGGATGTGGATTGGGAAGCATAAATGGAATCGCATTGCCGTATGTATTTGAATGTACATATATCCGAAATGATTTTGTAATAGATAAGATACAAAATGATATCCCATTTCCAACTGAATTAGATTATCCAAATGTATCTAGCAAAGGCCAATATAGTTTAATCGGATTTCCATATTCAACATATGACAATAAACTTCCAATTATAAAGGGATTATCCTATTTAAAACGAGTTAGGTAACGGATATCCATATTTAGCAATCAACTTATTATATTCATTTGTTCTATATTCATCAGAGTTACATATTGTATGTGATAATTGATTCGAGTGAATTCGGTTGATCCATATTATTTTATCGAGTATAACAGGCTTGCCTGCTTCTTTATACAATCTGTAATACCAATCTAAGTCTAAAAACCAAGTAAATTGAGGATCCAAAGTAATATGTTTCATAGATTTATCCAGAACAATTGCAGACGGCCCAGAAATAGTATTCCACGATAAAATATTATCATTCCATCTAGGAGTAAAATTTTGATTAGTATGGTATAAGATATGCGGTAGTGCAACCCACTTTGGGCTTGATTCTTTCATAAATTCAACTACATTTTGTATCGCGAGGTCATTAGCGAGCTGATCATCCATTGCAAGATAATGTATATAATCGCCCGTTGCATATTTTAATGCATTATTCCAGTTATGACAAGGATTCCCATAATTTTCCGAATATCGTAAATAAATAAAATCTACGCCATTCGTATCTAATGTCTTTACCATATCTTCAATAACATTATCTCTACTATGATCGGATACAATACACTGAATAGGTCGGTATGTCTGGCTAAACACCTTTAATAGGTTTTCTTTTAGGAACTCCGACCCTTTACCATAGCATTCATACGAGGTTATTAGAATAGAATACATTATTAATAAATTATATTGTAACTATTTAAATGAGATTAAGTTTTATTAATTACAGTAATAGGCCTGATGAAACAATAACTTTTATAGTTCCAACTATAGGTCGATCTACGTTGGATAGATCATTGTTATCTTTAAAAGCGCAAACAAATCCGAACTGGAAAGCAATTGTCATTTTTGATGGAATCAGTCCTACAGTTACAAATGATGATGATCGTATTCAATTTTTAACCATTGAAAAAAAAGGAAGTAACGTAGCCATTCATAATAGGTCTGGAAATGTTCGAAATGAAGGTATGAAACATGTAAAAACTAAATGGATTGGATTTCTGGATGATGATGACACACTAACTCCTGATTATGTAGAGAAATTTCAATTAGAGTGTAAAAAAAACCCAGATGTTATAATTTTTAGAATGCAATATTCAAACGGCCTTATACTTCCACCTCCAGGTGATACTACATTTAAAATAAATCATGTAGGCATATCATTTTGCTTTAAAACAAATATATTTCAAGTCGAAAATATACAATTTAATCAATCTGGAGTTGAAGATTTTGATTTATTAGATAGATTTCGTCAAAATAATAAAAATATTATAATATCAAAACATATAACTTATTTAGTGCGACATTAAATACTGATTCTTCAACCAAACTAATTTATCAATAAACTCTTTGTTGTTTATTACTGAGTCTAATATCTTTTTTCCATACTCATATGATTGAGGCGAATCATTTATAATATAAAGTGTATCAAGTGGAGCTTTATTGATACTATAATGCAAATGTTCAATTATTACATTATCTAAATAAATAAGAGATCCAATATATGTTCCTACATACTTCCAAAAATCATCCACATATAGATGTTTAAAAGTCGGATGGCCCATATAACCAAATTTTTTTACTATCAAACTATCCATGATAATCTGTGTAGGAAGCCTTATGCCTTGATTTCGGTCATTGCCGTATACCATTGCACATGGACCGCGTTCCTTTAAAGCATTATACATTATTGAATTCCATTTATTTGTCAGAGGGTAGTGATCATCTCCCCAAAATCCCAGATACTCATATTCATTGCATACCTGTAAAGCTGCCTGATTTAGCGGATATACAACTCCCCGCTCGCCGTTTGATTTTACGACAATATATTGAAATCTTTCTAGACGAGGATAATTTTTTTCATCATCCTCATCTATGACAACTATGCATTCAGTTGATACTGAAGAATCTATTACTTTAAACCATTGTTCGTGAAGTCTTTGAATGTTCGATGGTCGACTCCGTGTGGGTACTATAATTGCAATATTTTTCATTTAGAGATAGTTTATACTGATGTAAGATAATGAAATATCCAATTTATACGCCAAGTATAGAACCTTATACAAAATCGGTATACAATGCGATTAAATCTGGATGGATTAGTTCACAAGGTGAATATATTGAAAAAACAAATGAGCTTTTAAAGAATAAATTAGGAACTAAATATGTTGTATTGACTAATAATGGGACGAGTGCAACTCACTTATTATATCTATCACTTAAATTTAAGTATCCAAATTTAACAAAAATTTACGTTCCGAATTATGTGTTTGTTGCAGTATGGAACTGTGCGCTATATGAATACCCGAAAGATATGATTGAAGTCATGGAAATTGATCCACACACACTCAACATGAGGGAAGATGAGTTCTATATTCTTTCATTACAACCAAACTCAGCTGTTGTCGTCGTCCATAATGTTGGAAATATTATAAATGTTCCTAGACTAAAGAAACTTCGTCCCGATTTAATTTTTGTGGAAGATAACTGTGAAGCATTTATGGAGCAATATAACCAGAAGTATACTGGTACGGAGTCATTGTGTGCGGCAGTTTCATTCTTTGGGAACAAGATTATTACATCAGGGGAAGGTGGTGCATTTTATACTAACGATAAAGAACTATACGAATTTATTTATAAAACATGTCATCACGGTATGAGTGGAGAACGATATGTATATGACCTAATTGGTAGAAATTACCGTATGACTAACATACAAGCAGCATTCTTATACGATCAGTTACTTGATATAAATAATATCCTGGATAATAAGAAACGTATATATGATAGATATTTTAACTTACTAAAAGATACTGGCATACAAGTTGCGACTACTGGCAAGTGGATGTTTCTTGTTCGAGTTCCAGGTGGGAAATATGACGACATGTTTAAGCATATGATGTCTTTTGGGATCGACACACGTCCGATGTTTTATGACGTAACAAAACATAAACATTTAGAATCATTCATACCCCCAAATACGCTAGATAATCATCACGAATATATTATGTTACCATCATCACCATCGTTAACATTGGAAGACCAGATATTCATTATGGGAAAAATTAAAGAATATGCTGAGTCAATTTAAGTTCGTGGTAGTATCGTACTAGACTAGCATATGTTTGTATTTATTTATATTTAGAAACCATTTAGTAATATTATTAGACAATAAATCTAAATGCTAGATTCACAAAGTTTAGTATTATGTATATATGGAAGAGCTGGATTTGAGGCTATAAACCACATATTATTGAATAAACAGTTTGGATATTCGAGAATTATAGTTTTCTCTCACGAAAAAAATAACGAGCAATTACTTACTTTTATTAAGACTCTTAATATAGAATTATATACAGATAGTATAAATAAACACAAAGATAAATTAGAGGGTCTTAACGGATTATTACTATCGATTCATTATAGATACATAATAAGTTCAGAAATTTTATCTGTATTTGATGGAACAAAAGTAAATTTACATCCTTCATTACTTCCGAATTATAAAGGATGCTTTTCTAGTACATGGGCACTAATTAACAATGAGAAACGTACTGGTATAACTTATCATATTATAACTAAAGATGTTGATGAAGGTAATATACTCATACAAGAAGGTATTGATATAACAGATACTGATACTTCTTATTCATTATTTCATAAATTAATTACTCTAGGGATTTCGCGGTTAGGAGATGTTTTTACAATTATAAAGAATGGTTCTGCCGGAATACCGCAAGAAGGTAAAGGGAGTTATTATCCAAGAAAACTTCCATATGAAGGAAAAATAAATAATGAATGGGACGACGATATGAAGTCTAGATTTACTAGAGCAATGATATTTCCTCCATTTCCTCCAGCTAAATTTGAATGATGTGTCATAAAGTTAACGATTATTTTCAAGCTATATACCATAAAATGCTTAAATTACCAGTATCGACTGGAGAGGCTATTGACAAACTGACAATTCTAGATATCAAGGTTGAAAAAATAAAAGATCCTGAACGAAACAATCATTGTAAAGTTGAATATGACATACTATATGAGCAACTCAAAGATTGTGTGAGCGAAAATCAGTTTTATTATAAACAGCTAAAAGATATAAATACGCGTATATGGAATATGCAAGATGATATACGCAGTTCAGACAATCCAAGTTCAAAAACTTGTCTGGATATATTAGAAATGAATGATTCACGATTTCGTATAAAAGATATTATTAATCGGAAAGCGCAATCTATATTGCGTGAGCAAAAAGGATATCCTATAAAAAGAGCCATATTTATAGGGCACCAGGGACTTGGTGACCATATTAATTACATTGGTGCAGTTAGGTATCTTTCGTCGTTTTATGATGAATTTGTAGTAGTATGTACAGATGTTTATAAACGTGCCCGTAACGTTGATAATGTAAAATCATTTTATGCTGATAATCCAAACATCAAAATTGTAACTTTAAGCGGATATTATACTTGTAGAGATATTAATATAATAGATGCAGAATTAAATTTAAAACAATATTCTACAGTTTATACGTTAGGAGCATACAGAGATGGATATGAACCAGGCATATATGAACTTCCAGATATTTGGTATAACCAGCTTGGACTCAATCCAAGCATCCGTGTATCACATTTTTTTCTGCCAGAAAATGATGACTCTAAGAATTTATATAAAAGCATAGAAATGCCATACATATTTATACATCGAAAATCTGTAGATGGTGTAATAAATATAGTAAACTGGGATATAAACACAATATTAACATTAGATCCGGACATAAATTTATACTCACCTAGCCATATTTGGTACACATTGGCAGAATCATTTGTAAATAAGCCTTTTTATTACTATTATGATACAATACGTCACGCAAAAGAAATACATATGACAAATAGTTCATTTTTTTGTATGGCAATTCATCTAAAGTTGGATGCAGATGTAAAGGCTGTTTATGATAGATACAGTGGAATATACGATGAAAAAAATATGAAATTTTTTAATTAATTAGTATATAATAATATTTATTTAACTCAAAATTTAATGTTAATACTAACGCTCAATTTTGGGTTTCCACTTTCTGATAATGCTAGTGGGCGTTTACGGGTTGGCAATAGTATTGATATATCCATTTATAACATATTATAATAGTCTACATGTAAATGTTAACTTAACAATTCCTAAATAGTATTCAATTTAAGAGTTATCATTGATAAATATTTTAATTACTTCGCATGAATGTTATGAAAAAGGTGCTGAATTACTTAAAGGGAACCTATTTGTTATTTACATGCGACCAAACAACTCCGTTGATTTTCTTATCTAATACTAATTCATCAACTGCTTTCATTACACCTGACCAAAATGCATCGTAGTCATCTCCAAATATCATACCATTATCAGCTAATAAATTCATATATAAGTTAATGTCTTGTTTTACAGATTCGTATTCGTGTGCAGCATCAACATAAATTACATCTGCTGTTATTTGATAATACTTTAAAACATCAAAAGCACATACACTATTCAATGGTAATGGCACTATCATATCGTCATGACCTAGTATTTTCATGTTCTTAATGAATGTAAAATATACACTTGGGTATCCATTAATCCGATTTAATGACCCGCCTCTAGTTTCGTCTTGTAATCCCCAAGTCCAAAATTCAGGAGCTCCCAGCCATGTATCAATTGCTATAATAGTTGCTTCAACATTATTCTCTTTACATATTCTCGCCATAGTGCTAGTTGACAGTCCCTTCCAGCTTCCGACTTCTACTATCGTAATCGGTCTATTATACTTGGTTATATGTTCTTTAAATACATGTTCAAATTGCCGATCCATCCAACCCTGTAGATCCAATTTATGAGATGATGTATCTAACTCAGAATACGTGTTTGTTTTCAAAACATTTATAAAGCTCTGAGATGCCATTTATATTATATCGCAAAATTAAATGTTAATATTAACGCTTAATTTTGGGTTTCCCCTTTTTTTATTTTACGTTTAGTTGCTGTACGCTAGACCACCCATGCCGCTCATCACGCGGAGCACGTTGTAGTTGAGCGCATACACGCGGACCTGGGCCGTGCGCTGGCCAGTCACCGTGTTGATAGACACCGTCAGCTGGAGCGTGGCCTTGTCGATGCGCGAGAAATTGCACGTGCCGGAAGGCTGGTGCTCCTCGGGGCGCAGGGCGAACGAGTACACGTTGATACCCGTCGAAGGCGTGCGAGTGTGGTGCTGGAAGGGCTGCACCTTGTCGAAGTAAGAGCCCTCGCGCTCAGTGAAACGGTCCTGGCCGTTGAGCTGGAGCTTGGCGACTTCAATGGGATTCTTGCCCTCGCAACGAATGCCGGAGTCAAGGATGACCTTGGCGAGCAGGTAGTTGACACCCGCCTCGAACTCACCCGAGCCAGTTACGTCAATATCATCAGCACCAATCTGAGTGGCAGACTGCGTGGGACCCTGTCCAAGCATAGCCGTCGCCTTGGAGGGCTGGAGACCCTGGCCCGAGCCAGTAGTCTGCTGGGCCTGGGCAAGCAGAGACACGATGAGGCCGTCCGTGCTGAAGTCATCGGAGTAGTTGAAAGGCTGGGGGCCGCCGACCGACGCAACCCAGGTGGGCGCAGAGCAGTCAACGAACGAGTCACGCTGGACCACCCACTGGAGCTCCTTTACGGGGTGATTGAAGTTCAGCTGGATCTTGTTCGAGCTGGACGTGATGCTCTCAGCGCCAGTGTACTGCACCTGCTCGATGAGGTACTCGTGGCTCTGCTGAGCGAAACGGCGGCGCTCTTCCGTGTCGAGGTACACGTAGTCAACATACAGCGAGGCGGCGGCGAGCGACTGGGCGGCAGGCTGGAGAGGCACACCAACACTCTGCTCAGAATACTGGCAGTTCTGCCATGTATCGAAGTCCACATTGATGCGCACCTCGTGGTACTGGAGCGCAATCAGGGGAATCGCTAGTCCAGGATTGCGGCAGAACCAGAACTGGAGAGGAATGTACAGCGTCTTCGCGGGGGTTCCGGCGCGAGGGACGCACGAGACAGTCGTCTCAGTGGACGTGCAGGTCTGATCCAGACCAAGACCCGTACCGCGCTTGAGCAGAACTAGGTCGTGGGTGTTGCCAACCAGCGACTCTAGCGCGCGAACCGTGCCCGCCTCCGTCGAGAGCTGGGTCCAGATCTGCATCCAGTCACCATACTGGCGATCAATGCGCTGGCCACCGATTTCAATCTCCACCTGCTTGATGAGGCGGTGACCGATGTAGTTGAGCCAGCGGAAGCCCTGAGTAACGTTGGTAACGCCTGACCCGAGAGAAGACCCAGACGTCGCTAGCGTAATCTGGGGCAGCACAACCTGGATGTACGTCTTGTACATCAGATCGGCGTTACGATTGATGATCGCCGTCACACGCTTGTTGAAGTCGGCCTGACCGTTGAAGGTGACTTCAATGGACTCCACAGCGAAGTTGGTATGGCGCTTGTAGAGGACCTTCCAGAAGGTGATCTGGGGGTTACCTGAGATGTAAATATCCTGCGCGCCGTAGGAGACGAGCTGCATAAGACCACCACCCATTTTTGTTTATGTTCTACTGCAAGAAATTATTTTTCTTACGCCGACCCCGACTATTCATAGTGCAAGTTCATATCCAGTAGTGAGCCTTTATTGGGAAATATAGCATCAAAATTAGCTTCCAAATAGGTTTGAAACAAGTATTTGAGCTTCGATGTCAAATCCGTCATGAAAATGAAAACAGAATACATGAAAAACATACCTGTTGTGTAAGTGTCTACAAATGAGGCCATATATTGAGGGACTGGAATGATTGGAGCCGACGTATTGAGTACAAACACCAGCCAGAATGATACAAGCGCAATAATCCCAATTCCAAGGGATACGTCTCCAAGTTGATAATACACCGATCTTTCTTCCCATTCGAGCCCAAGCTTATCCTTCGGATTGTATTCATCAAAAAAGTAATACAGTACATACGAAAGTAAGCACCCTACAAAGCAGTAGAATATAGCCAGAATTACTATATTCAAGCTCAATGCAATGGCATCGCCAGGTTTGATTATATGGTTATATATCTTGCCAGTGTATACAACCATTTCTTATATTAATACTAAATGAATATTTGGTTAATCCCAACTTCAAATCCGCTAATCAACACTTTTCTGCGTTCGTTGGTCGTAATTTCGTTCATGATACTTGGACTTGGAACAACATGGTATAGTGCTTATTGGGGCGCTGTTATTCACGATATTGTTTCATTAGTACTTATTTATCCAATGGTTAAATAAATGAAGAGGACTAGACGGACTCGTAAGCGAGGTGGAGCATCAACGTTTACACCGGAGTTGACACAAGCAAAAGTGATTCTTAATAAAATGAAAACATTGCTTGAGTCAGAGTTAGATACAGTAATGAATAAGACTCATAAAAACCAGGTTGCTGAAGTTGTAGATTCTTACATTGATAAGTTGGTAGAAACTGTCGGTAATATTACCGTAGAAGCACGCGATCGCGATCGTGAATACATTGAATTACACAATTATGTTGGATCTCTTATCAGACAACTAGGCGATACTCCAATTGTCGGTGGACGCAGACGTTAACCAGTAGATCCAAACCCACCCGAACCGCGATCATCGGGAGGAGCCGGAAGTTCATCGGTTAGAACGATCTTAGTCCAAGGCAGAAAATTGTGCTGGCAAATTTGAAAAAGGCGAGTACCGGAATCGTATCGGATAGTAGTTTCCTCTTCAGGATTCATATTATCCGCCATCGCCTTAACTTCACCACGATATCCTGCATCAATCAAACCAATTGAGTTACACAGACGAAATGGCGTCTTATAGATGGATGAGCGGGGAAGCAGAAGGCACGGTTTGCTATTGCCCGCAAAAGTCGCAGCCACACTGATACCTAGTGAAAAAGATACAACCTTCTCGCTTAAATCAATATTATGTGCAACTATTGGAATATCAAATCCAGAGTCAGTAAAACGATGATTCTCGATTTGCTTCTGAATCATATCGCGTAGCTCGGGGTTCTCGGCACGGATATATAGCGTCATTGATATCTATTTGCGTAATGTATCTAAACTACTCGAAAACCATACGCGGTACAATATGCATCGCCTCTAGCTCCTGACTCCACAACTTAACTGCATATGGAATCGTCTTTAGCTCAAACTCTGTCTGATTTCCACAAGATCCGCATGAATACATGTTCTCTTTCGGATTAACTACTGCTAGTGTTCCGCAAGTCTTACAGAATCCAGTCGTGAACGGGTCAGATACGTCCATCAAACGCTCTTTCGTGAACATTGCTGCGCCATGTGATAACATACAATCGCGCTCCATCTCACCAACACGCAAACCACCATCCCTGCTTCGACCTTCGCAAGGCTGACGCGTCAAACTGACAATCGGTCCACGTGCTCGGCTATGCTTCTTATCAGCAACCATATGCTTCAGTCTCTGGTAAAATGTAGGTCCCATAAAGATTTCTGCCTGCATCATCTCACCGGTGGCGCCATTATACAGAATCTCATTCCCATACGGATGCATTCCCAAATCTACCAAATGTTTCTTCAAATCATCGACCTTCAGATGAGAATACGGCGTCCCATCTCCAAGTGTTCCACGCATAGAACATGCCTTCCCAAACATATTCTCCATGAGTTGCGCAATTGTCATTCGTGAAGGAACTGCATGTGGGTTCATAATCAAATCCGGTCGCAGTCCACTCGAAGTAAAGGGCATATCATCTTCGCTCAGCATGATACCACATGTCCCCTTCTGCCCGTGACGACTCGAAAACTTATCACCGACTTCAGGAATACGCTCAGAAGCAACGCGCACCTTAATAAATGGATACCCATCTGAGTTCTTATCCTGCCACACTCCATCAATGCGACATGCCTCCGAATTACGATGAATCGTCGAACTGTCGCGATAAGCATACCCATTCAGATCATTCTTCAAATTTGTAACCTTTCCGATCACAACATCATTCTCTTTGATAATTGCATTCCGCATCGGCATACCATTATCCTGGATTGCAGAATATGACGATGCTTTGTATCCTCGCGTACTTTCACGACGCGGTTTCATAAACTTCTCTTCCTTGCCTGATGTAACGTTCCGGTGCTCTTCATCCTTGTACATCGTGTAATACAGCGTTCTGAATAGTCCTCGATTGACCGCTGATTTGTTAAGAATTACTGAATCCTCCTGATTGTATCCGCCATACATCGCAATAGCCACAATGGCATTAACCCCGAAGGGCATCTCTTCCGCATGTAGTGTCTTCATCATGCGCGTTTCGACAAACGGGCGCATTGGTGAGCAGAAGATATACCCATTTTTATCCAGACGATTGTTGTAGTTTCGCGCAAAGATTCCAACTGCCTGTTTACCCATTGCAGACTGGTATGTGTTTCGCGGCGACTGGTTATGGTCGCACAGTGGAATACTCGACGCCATATGGCCCAAGGCCATTGTTGGATGTAGCTCGCAGTGTGTGTGATACTTGGTGATATCTCCGGGAAGCATTGCTACCCTAATTGTCTCTGATTCAGCCGAATCGATGTACTCAATAGAAGTTCGGATCCAGTCATTCCAAACAGATGAAGCCGGAGAAGATTCAATTTTTCCAGACCCAATCCGGAACAATGGACGCACAACTCGGCCTCCGTCTGATTCAATACTGATTGTATTTTGTAGAATGTTCCAAGAAATACCGGTATGCGGGTGAAGACGAAATGTCCGCTTGGCATTTTTAAGATGATTGTATACCTTCGCCGGATCCTTGCTGTATGCAACAATCACGCCATTGACAACAATACTTGTGCCCTCGTATTTGCGAATACTCTGAATCCAGTCAAGATTCAAATCACTAAGAACGTCGAGTGTCACTGATGATGGAGTATGCTGAGTGACAGACGTTGTTACTGACATTGATTTGACAATACCGACCGAGTGCCCTTCTGGTGTCTCAACCGGGCACATGTATCCCCAAGAAGTCCCGTGTAACTTGCGAGGAGCAAGCAATTTCCCTGACTTTTCAATCGGGGTCTGGATTCGTCGAACGTGGCTGATTGTGGCCTGGTAAGACAGGCGATTCAGTACTTGCGAAACACCCATCTTGGTAGCATTCGAGGCAGAAGCCGAACTCGATGTACCGAGTCCTTGGACCGTGAAGTTGCCAGTGGCAAGTGCCTGTTTTAGTTTTCCTTCGATTGTCGAGACTTTTAGAATTTTATAAAGGTTATTGACGTTAAGAACATCCAGCGGACGCGGTTCGCCCTTTTTCCATGCGTCATTGTTGACTTCATGAACGAACTTGCCTCGAATATCCTTGCATACCTTCTGGAACAACTGACGAAACAGATGAGTTAGAAGAGAGCCAGTTGTCACGACTCGCTTATTTGGATACGAATCGCGATCGTCAATAGGAATGAGTCCTTGCTCCGTCAGTACCAAACGACGAATCATTGAGGCAGTGATAATACACTTCCTTGCTTCTAGAGTCTGAGTGTTACTCGTGTCTCCGCCGAACTTCACATGTGGCAGATATTCTGTCTCCAGCAATGATCGAACATAAGCACACTTGTCTTCATGACTAGTTACATATTGTAGATGATGCGATAGATACTCGACAGCATCCTCTCGCGTGTATACCTTAATGTCTGCACACTCCTTGAATGATGCAGCAAGACCTTCAACATTCTTTGAGTCACCCCATACAATATCGGCAATATCCTGGTCATTTTCGATTCCAAGAGCACGAAACATCACGATGATAGGAATATCTTCTCGGAAACGAGGAACACACATTGTCATCGGGTAACCCAATCCGTTGAACTTGGTTGAAATGCGAATTTCAAGCTTCTTGGGCGGTGTTGTAAATGATTCGTGAAGAGACTTGGTCTCAACCGAATATAGATACTTTGATCCGGTCTTTTTGTTGTAGAATACCATGATACGATTATCTGCAACCTTCTCCTGACACAGAATCGTTCGCTCGCTTCCGTGAATAATGAAATATCCGAGCGGGTCATTTGGGCATTCGCCTAGTTCCTTTTTCGAAAGCGGGTAGTCGTTGAGGATACATAGCGACGATCCAAGCATAACCGGGATCTTACCGAGCGATACGCCCTGGAACACGCGGACATTCTCTTCGATGGTTGCAAGATCAATTCCTGTGTACTTTCGAGCGGTGAATCGAACATCGCAGAACATTTGAGCGGCATACGTAAAGTTACGAGTTCGTGCCTCCTGGGGAAACATTGGCTTCAAACGGCCAGTTGCCTCCTGGATGCGTGGCTTTAGGTATGTGATATTTTCAAATGACAGGCGAAATTCATATCGATACTTTTTAGTTACTTCATCTTGTTCGTGCCACACTACAATCGGTGCAGTAGAAGATACGATCAATGGCAATTTGTTGCGGATAAAATCTTCATACGATTCGAGTTGGTGCTCCACCAGACGAGAGACGCCGTTTGCAAAGTACGATTTAATTGCTTCCCACTCCATGTTCATGGTAGTTCTATAAACCGATTACGCCGTAAATCTATTATTCGTTTTTAATAATGGACAAAGTCGTCATCACGAGAGTTGGAGAGGACAGTTTTGTTCCAAACCCGCCTTTTACAAAGGGAACTGCTCGTAAAACACATCGAACATATCCCCGCGGTATACTAAAGGTTCGCGATCCTGCAAAAGCTCCTCCATCTCGAAAATCTACCAAGAAACAGATGATTAACATTATCACTGAAAGTGGATCCAAAAAATATCGAAAAACATTGAAACGAAAACTTGCAAAGATGAGTGACTCTAAAATTCGAATGATTGTGGAGAAAAAGGGTCTTCTAAAGAATAAAAATACACCCCCTGCATTGATGCGTGAAATGTTAGAAGGCGGAGTATTGAGTGGTTTTATTTCGCTTAAGTAATCAATAATGACGTCTATATGGGGACCTATGGGTTGGATGACCCTACACTCTATATCTCTGCTTTACCCTGAGAGTCCTACTGCAGAAGATAAACAGATTCTGAAAACATTTTTGAATGATTTTGCTGAGTCTATAACATGTCCACACTGTGAGCGTCATTTCAAGATCATGTTTGAAAATTACAAAATAACACATCGAGATTGGGCTGATAGCAGGTTCAATTTATTCATGTTTATTGCACGTTGTCACAACACAGTAAACAAACGTCTTGAAAAGCCACTTAAAAATTCAGTTCAAGAATGTTTAGATTCGATCAGTGCTTCATCTCAGTATACTTCGCTGACCGAGTTTCGTAGGAAGTATATTGATTATGTCATCAGAAGAATGTCTGCAGAGATGAGTGGCGATAATCTGGTTAAAGTTGGATTCGGTAAAAGTATGAAGCGAATAAATGAATCATATTGGAACTCAAAACTAACAACCGACACCTCAACTTTCGATATGAGTGCAGATGTTTTAGAATTTATTGCAGATGAACCTCGAACTGTAAGATACATGTTCGGCGGAAGTAGCTCTGCTTCTACTGTCGTAGAAACTGCTTCTATTCCTTCAATCGGCTTTAGAGGGGGACGACTGCGGTTAACGACTCGCTAGGGTGCCAAGGCAGCGAAATTCGAGGCTCACATTCCCAATCGTGATTTTTAAGCCAAACTTCACGTGTTTCGGTATATATTTCGTTAGGATAAATCACTCTGCGTTTTGCTGTCCTTAATGACGTAGACGGCAGAATGAATGATAACTGATCCGCTATCGTAAAGTTTAGAGATCCTTGTTCGGTGAAATCTGTTTCGTCATATTTCAAAATATCCTGAATCAACGGCGCATCGACATACGGATAATGCCAGTCCCAATCCAGTACTTCATTGGTCCGAAAATAATGAAGCGTCCAGTGGAACGTTTTCCAGAACGATTCAACCACAGGTTCCATATTTTGAACTCCATCCAAAATATGAAGTTTGTATCGTCTGGAAATCTGGTCGTCTCGACCCAATATCGCCTTTTCATGAGGACGTTTTCGAAGATTGATTCGCTCTTTTAGAACACTCAGTTCTTGCTTTGCTGCCGCTTGTAGAAATATATCACGTCCTTCAAACGTCAACAAATCAGGTTTTCCGATATTCTCGTAAATTTGCAGTGCTCGGTCGTAACCTCCTTCGCGAAGAGAAAACATTGCCAAATTCGGCATGAAATCATTTCCAAAACACAGAATAGAAAGTGCCATATACTGATCCACATCCATGCCAAATTTCTGTTTGAGCCCCCAAATAGATAAAGATGAAAACTCTGCCTCTTTTAGTTTTGGATCGTTGAACTCTGCACTCTCACGAAGCAAGAAGAACTTATTGGGGTCTGAAAGTTGATACTGGGATAAACAAAGCAGGATAAGGTCGGCATCTAGGCCATAAATACAAATTGAGTGAGGTTTTAGAGGACGTATCATCTGAAATAGTTTATGTTCGCCCTCCCCTGCTTCAAGAGTCCCACTCAGGATAAAATTAGGAAAGCGAGCCCGAATTCCTGCCTCAAGCTCTTTCATATACGGAGTTCCCGGTGAAATTTGGTTTCTGTCGAATATCTCATCTCCCTCCTTTTGACGCATACGTCGGTACCTTTGCTGAACGATTTTGGCGTAAGGAACAAGTCCGTCCATTGCGACAATTACGCGATCAGCTAAGCAAATTTCTGTTGTGATATGTTCTATGGCATCTAGTACAGATTTAATTGGATCTTCTGATTTCAAGTAACGATGAATTAAACAATTTCCATCTATTCCCAATATATTTACATTCATGCGTTCCTTGACTACCTGAGTGATTCCGCGATGGGAACGTATCAGCGACGCAAAGTAAAAAGGAATCCCCATTATATATTCGCTTCATCTTGAATGAAAACTTCTTTTTGATAAATAAATGTGGTGGCTATTACTTGCTCTGATTCCAGTGGTTCTGTATATTGCAATGAACTATTCATCTATCCAGGTTGCAAAGCCTTGTGGTGAGTGTAGTAAAAAATCAGATGGTACATTATAAATGAACCAATGTGGTGCTCGTCGCCGTTTAATTGAACGTAATGGATATACCCGTCGCGCACATTCTCGCACCGCGTATTCTCGCAAACACCATATTCCCGTCCGTCGTGCTACGGTTAAGGGTTCAACTGTTCCCACAAAGCGCATTACAGATCAGGGTGCGCCTGGAAAGTGGGCAGACAAGCATGGACCTGGAATTGAAATCAACCATCCGGGCGCTCTTTCTTCAGTTGGGTACTCTGTAGTCTCTAAACCTACACGCCGTCACTCAGCTCTGCGTAAGGCAGTCAATAAGTTTGGACCTTTGTCGACTTTCCGCAAACTTCAGGCGGTTGGGACGTTTACTAAGCGAACATCAAAGGGTCGTAGCAAGAAGTTCATGGCTGATCGCAACTGGGTGAAAAAGAAGTATTTGTAAGTGTATAAATGGACCTTATTAGCATCGTTTTAGGCGCGCTTGTCTTTGTGGGGCTTGTGCCTGGAGTGTTAGTGCGTTTACCTCCTGGAGGAAGCAAGACGACCGTTATCATCGTCCATGCTATTCTCTTTGCAATTGTGTCCACGATTGTCATGAAGATGTACTGGATGGGACGTGAACACATGGGCAATTATGGACAGACGTGCCCCAATGGATACAGTATGAAGGAGGATGGAAACTGTGTTCCAACGGGCCAGCAGACATATGCCGTGTAAAATCCTCGCACTAAGATAAATGTGGACTTGGTTATTGATAAAGATCGCGTTGTTTTATGCACTCGTGCCTGGAGTGTTAGTGCGTTTACCTTCGCGTGAGTCTACGTTGCGCACACAGGCGTTCGTTCACGGCATAATCGCTGCCGTTTTATTATACTTTATTTACCGATTGGTCCACAATATTGAGCAGATGACAAATCCCAGCACTAAATCAGATTCTCCATGCCCGCCCGGATCTCACAAATGCCCTTCGGGCGATTGTGTGCTAGATGGCGATAAACATTCCCCTTGCCATTAAATTAAATGGAAGATACACCTATAGAACGTGTGATTGATACTACACCTACAGGTCCTATGCCCGAGCCGGAAGTTCCAACAGAGCCGTATATTCCCATAGATACGTATGTTCCTCCTCCAGAACCGGAATCACCTTATATCACGACTCTTGAGGAGTTGATGTCAACACAAGGCGCAATCGTACATAAAGAAGCTGATGATAAGGTTGCATTGTTAAGAGTATTTAATCCTGAACGGGCTACGTTGAAGCTATTGTTGACAAATTGGGCGTCACAGGGATTTCCTGCAAGCTGGTCCGTGAATACTGTACAAGCTAATCCGCCACTGGTGTGTTCTGACTCTCAAACACGCAGATTCTACGAATACGTGTTATATTTGCTTGAAAGCCCCATTCAACCCTTTTTAGATGTATTAAACGCTCAAGTTCCGGGCGTGACATTCAACTTTTTCCTGAAAGATGTTAACACAATTGGATTGAATGTATCTAAGGCCTAATTCTTCTATAGGGATGAGTTTCAGGCAGTGACACTAGAGAGCTGCTGGATCCTACAGGTGGCGCCCCATGTAATCCCCACTTCCATGCCAAGTATCCTTCCATTTGATATATGGCCTGGTCGGTTAGGGCGTATCGGAACCCAACAAATTCGTGAATATATCCTTCAAAAGCATCGTTGTTCTCTGCAGGGTTAGGGCCGTACCCTCCCATTGTAACTCGTGTGAATGATCCCGTAATTTGTACGTTTTGTGCAAATGATGTCTCTGTTATATTTCTAGCATTATTTCCCACTATAATCGCCATTCCAGTTGATCGTCTGCGCGTTATGGTTATGATGTATGGTGTATCTACAAGTAGCACTGGCGAATATACGACCTCTTGCGAAAATCCCGCCCTATATTGTACCAGATTCCCTTTCAATAAATATGGTCGATCGTTTGAAGAAATAATAACCATTGCTGTGTGGCCGTTCGCCGGATTTACTGAAAACTTAACCACCATAAAATTCGTGTACTCGTTGTTTGAGCTGATAGTTGTAAATTGATTCATATTACGAGTACTAGCTGTTGTCAAATTTGATGAGTTTGGGAAATTAACACCATCTACCGTTCCTCGTATAAATTTTATACCCGGCAAGCCGTTTTGTACGTTATTCTCAAGTGTTGGCTGGTTGGCAGGTGTTGCTTTAGTCAAAGCGAGATTCGAAATATTACCGCCTGCAGAACTCCAAGAGCTTACCAAACTTCCGGAGGAGAACTCAATTGTAGAAGAATTAGCGGCGTCAAACCACATCGCCAATCCTTGCGCATATGTTTTGGTCAAATCCAAAGACGGTGAAATTGTTGTAGTGTTAACGCGGTATGGGTGGATGAAACTGGTGTTAACTGACACAGTTGTGCCTCCTAAAGTGCCGGCAGTATCATATTTTTGAGCTAAAAAACCTTCTACTAACTGGCGTTCTTCAATTGATAGTATTGAATTAAAAATGATAATATCTCCAATCCCTCCCTCGTACCATGAACCGCATAATGGAAATGTGCTATAGTTGGTTGTTGCAGCTGTATCGCCCCCTATTCGCAAGTGTGTTGGCATCAAGTATGATGTAGTTTTAAGATTACCAACACCGGCTGCAAATGATCCATTTAATAGTGAATTTGTAGGCGTTACTCTGAAGCTTATAGAACCGGCCGTATGACTAGTGTCTCCAGTTACGGTTATTGCGGTACCGTTGGCATCGATAGCTGTAATCCTTGAGTTTGTCCCGAAGGCTCCTGCCCCCTCTATCTTAGTAACAATGTTATTCATTAAAAATCCGACATTTGATATTAATCCTGTTACTGTACTTACTGTAGCACTGCTTGTAATAGTTGCTGTAAACCCAAATTCTCTGTCTGAAGTAGTAACATTTGAATATCTCCATCCGTTTATTGCCATATATTTTGTAAGTGCAGCTATATCCGATATGTTTGTATTTGTTGTATTAATAACCATGCTATGAACTCGAAACGGACTCGCAGTACTTGTGAAATCACTAGTGTAAGTTGGATTCTGATTAACGCCGACATTATTATGTTTTAACTGAAATCGGGAAGTTCCTGCATTAAATGATGCTTGAATTCTGTAGTCTCTTCCACCTAAACCTGTATCAGCACCACCACCACCATTTACAGTCACAGATGTTGCTATTATTGAACTTTGGACGGGAGAAGATAAAGTGGATCTTATAGGAGCACGTATTAGATGGCTGACATAAACCATTGTAACGAATCTCGAAACTAAAGTCCCCCCGAGAAGTGTATTTTCAAGCGCATATCCATTTACTGGAAAATTAAGTAAAGAACTGTTTGAACTTGAATTTGACACAAAACTCTCAGATGCGTTTTGTCCTCTCAATTTACCACTGCCTGGTTGTGATGGTGTTGTAAATGTAAACGAATTTGTAGTCGCACCAGTTACAGTGTAAAGATTTGCATTAAGATCGGCAGAGTTCCCGCCTGTGAATGGATTTATTGATATTGCGCCTGATTCACCAGTTACGAAAGATAGAGTACCAGCATTAGCTGTAGCTGTAGAAATAGTAAAGACAACCGTTGAACCGTTTGTACCCGTTTGTGTAGCTATATTTACTAGCGTAAGACTCGCTGCCTGAACACCATTTGCAAATGTGGCTCCTGGTGGTATATATAGACTGGTGCTTAGTCCAGTTGTAGTGAATATTGTAGTGTTAGCTAATCCGGTTATTGTCAACAAAGTTCCTGCCGCGTTTACTGTGGCTGTTGTAAAAGTAGTAGAAAAATGTGGTCGTATCAAGTAGATAAAAGATGTCGAAAAGGTATCTCCATTACCTAAACCGTGTGGGGTAGAAGTAAATATTGTCATCGAAGTTGTAGAAGTCAAGTTTGCACTCGATAGTGTTAGTGCACCATATTCAATTCGACCTAGCAAATTGCCTAAAGTACTAGCTGTAAGTGTACTATAAGTTGTGACAGTTAATGTGTTTGCATTTGGGCTACCACTTGTCGCAACTATGTATGGTCCAACCAGTCCACCGTTATTTCGTATGCTAATATCACCGAGTTGTATAGGTCCGGCTGTTTTCGCTGTAGGCAATGTTAATACAATTGCAAACCCAAACGTCCCTGCAGTCCCCAGACTTCCTGTTGCAGAAGTGGTTAGTGTTCTATTAACGCCAAACGGCGATGTAGAAATTGTAATATTATTACCACTTATAGTATTGATATAATGTGTACTATTTGCAGGTATTCCACCGAATGAAGTGGTAAACTGAACACCCTGTCCGATAGCTAATCCAGTAACCGAGAAAAGTGTTACAACGTTTGTCCCCGTAGTAGAAGAAGTTGCTGTTATTGATATGTTTGCGGGTACTGTATATCCTTGAGTCAAATCAACTGCACTACCCCCTGATCCTGCATTATAAGTTGCAGTATTTACTTGAAGAAACACAGAATTGGTTGAAACTATTCCATGAGTTGTAGATGTATTCAAAGTTAATATTGTTCCACTTGCGCCAGATACTGATGCGTAGTTTACATGGAATGGACCTATCGAAGTAGCTGTTACAGATGGACCGAATGTTCCGTAGGTACCACTTAGTATATTTAAGTTTATTTGTCTTCCGGCTGGTATATTATGAGGAATTTCGGTTGTAAGTGTAAGAGTTGTACCTGAAATCGAAGCACTTGCTAATTTAAATATTCCACCATTGAAACATTCCATGTATTTCAAACTCGGTCCACTACTTACGGAAGAAGTTGTCAATAAAGGACCAGAAATAGATGGGGGTTTCGATAAACAGAAACTATAATAAGCAGATGTATTACTAATTGATGCGTTATCTGTGAAACCAGTCATGTGTGTAGCACTGAAAGCATTTGCCAGCGATGTTGCAATACGTATAGTGTTTCCTGAAATGAGAGATACATAGTATACTGTATTAGCAACCAATCCAGGAGTTCCGGCAACCGCAACTATTGGTGTAATTTCTGTTCCAATTGTCAGGCCATTTGGCGAAGATATTCTGAATATATCGCTGGCTACAGACAAGATTGTAAAATTAGGTGATATTGATAATACTACGTTCGCCGTAACATTCAAGCTTGCATTTGTTGTAAATCCACTAATAGCAGTTCCACTACGGGCATTTGCAAGTGATGATGCAAGTGTAACTACACTTCCAGATATTGAGGCTATGAAGTATTCTGTATTAGCAGCTAGTCCCGGACTACCAGCAACTAATGTTAGTGGAGTAATAGAACTTCCTATTACTAATCCGGAAGTCAATGAAACCGTAAATGATCCCCCCGTAACTGATACTAGCGTGATTGGAACGTCGGTTATGCTTCGCGTGGGGTTTATTTTGCTTTTAATTGTTAATATACGATTTGTTGTAGCATCTAAATTTATACTTGAAGTGTCTTGTGGATCAATCCATATAATTGGATCTAAATCTGCAACATCAAAAGTATTTTTATATAATTGAAGTTCGGGTTGAAATGGAGTTAATGATGGAGTGGCAAACCTGTTGAATGGATGTGTTGCCGGAAGTGAACTGCGCACCCCCCATTTCCACGCCAAATAACCTTCTACTTCTCGGTATTCGGCTACATCTAGCTGACGATTATAGGAAATAACTTCATTTATAAATCCAGTCCAATATGAATTATTGCCCGGAACAAAGTTTGTTCCCAAACGAAATGTAGTTCCACTGAAGTTCGTATTTGGAAGCGTAAGGGATAGCGTAGCTGTTAATGATCCGTTCAAAAATAACGACATAGTCAATGGAGTAGCAACGATGGTAATGATGTAATATGTATTTGTTGAAATCGTAAAGAATCCGTTACTCGCATTTGATTTGAACAAAATATAGCCCGTTTTTGAATTATTTGCTTGAATATGAAATCCAGATGGGTCGTTATTAAATTGCTCGCCAGCACTAGTTGCGTAGGAAAATAGACGTTCATAATTTGCAGCAGCTGTGTCATTGCGATAAAATACTAAAAATTTGGTATATGTTTTGCTGTTATTTACCACATCTGTCTTTGATAAGTAATCGCCTCCATCAAAAACCAGATCAAACTTTTGAGGATTTGTAGATGTTGTTAATGTAGGCGAGCTTGCAAGAGCGTCGCTCGTTAAGTTGTTGCCAGAATTACTCTTATCACTCCAAAACCGAACGGATTGTCCAGTTCCAGTTACTGCAGTTGTTCCAGCCGTGTCTGTAAACATACTTCTTAAATCCGCCCCATCATACCACATGATGCAATTGGGAATATCATTTGGAACAAAGTTGCGCGAAAAGGGACGAATCTGATTATAGTATGGGTGTGAAGCGGAAAGAGAACTTTGAAGACCCCATTTCCACGCCAAGTACCCTTCAATCTTCTGGCGATCGGTATTCGATAAAGTATCATTGTATACTAATATTTCCGATATGTTTCCATTAAGATAACGCGAATTTGCTGTAAATGGAGACACTGGGACAATTATATCACCTCCTATAAGTGAAAATGCCGAACCTACATTTACTGCTGCTGCTGGTGATATTAAGCTCTGTGTATCTCCATTGTTACTAGAAGGGTATGGACTGCCATTATACCATCCAGCTTGAATCAGGTTGTTAAGCTGTCCGGTAATCATATGTAACTCTGAGATTGATTGAGTTCCACCATTTGGCACAGGAAATGCATTTGTTAAAAAATATGAACTTGACGGGGCAGCTGCACCTCCACCTGAACCTAAGTTATATTGTAAATTGTGACCACCTAGGCCAGCATTAGAACCATTATTAAAAATAGTTTGTCTGTTTACTGTGTCGTTTGTTCTAGATACTACAAAACGCGTTGAGTTAGTTGCTCCTGTAGGCAACAGAGAAGGGTTTGGCAGTGCCAAATACTGAGATCCTGAAAAAGATAGACTACTTGCTGCACGGGTTGGAAATTTTGTATTTGTAAAAGTCATCAATCCACCAGTTGTTGCAGTTGCTACAGCATTAACACTAGTAGAGTTTACAACTATAGTATATACAGATCCAGCTGTTACTGTAGTAATTGAACTTATAACCGCGTTTGTTACGTTAAATGTGGATGGAGATATACCTGTTGTAGTTACTGAATTCCCTATCAACATTCCCAATCCTACAGTATTTGAATTGGTTACTGTGACGGTATAGGTAATTGTGCTGGTGGTTGACGTTGCACCAGTTGCGACTACACTTGTACTACTTGTACTTCCACCAATTGCGTTATTAACAGCAATCGTAAGCGTTCCTGCAGTTGTTACGGAGGCTGCAGCTGTTGAGTTTGGGAAAGTAATGCTATTGCCGGATACAGATGTGATTGTATAAGTTCCTCTCAGAGTATCGGGCACAACGCCAGTAATCGTTACGCTAGTTCCCTGAGAAAGACCTGTAGTTGAACTAAGTGGCAATGTAACTGATCCAGTTACTGGGACGGTGAATGCTCCAGTAGGAATGGCGATTGTGCTAAGAGCAGTTCCTCCAGCTATGCTCTTGTTTTTCCAAACAGCCACCGAACCATTGATAGTTGACTGGACTGTTCCCGCCGCGTCGCTAAACATTGTACTGGGATCAGCCCCATCCAACCACAACGTGCAACCGCCGATTGAGGTTGGGTCGAAGTCCCATATACTCTTGGAGGCCTCCGCTGCTCCATACTGCGCCATTATTACTTACTAATATAGGATAAATGTATCAGTTGACCACACCAGAGTTACGCTATTTGACGGAGGAATAAAGAATGGAATTGGAAGACCTGCAGTACTACTGCCTCCACTAGGTGTTATCGAAAGATATGTGCTTGTGTTATTACGCAGGACCCAAAACGATCCATTTGGAGGTGTTCCGCTCGGTGGAGTCAACTGGTTAAATCCAGAATTTGTTATATTGTAAAATGTGCCGGAACTAGCGACAGTGATATTCAGGAATATCGCTACAACTGTTACGTTAACAATATTACTCGGTGCTGGACCCGTTATACCTTGTAAACCCTGTGCTCCACTTGCGCCTGTTACACCCTGCGGACCAGTTAGGCCTTGTATACCACTTGGACCGGTCACACCCTGTACGCCACTTGCGCCTGTCACTCCCTGTGGACCAGTTAGGCCCTGTACGCCACTTGCGCCCGTTACTCCCTGTACTCCACTTGCGCCTGTCACTCCCTGCGGACCTGTTAGGCCTTGTACACCACTTGCACCTGTTACGCCCCGTACACCACTTACGCCTGTCACTCCCTGTTGGCCTTGTACGCCACTTGGGCCGGTTACTCCCTGTGGACCGGTTAGGCCTTGTACACCACTTGGGCCTGTTACTCCCTGTACTCCACTTGCGCCTGTCACTCCCTGTACGCCACTTGCGCCTGTCACTCCCTGCGGGCCTGTTACACCCTGTACTCCACTTACGCCTGTTACTCCCTGTAAGCCCTGTACTCCACTCGTAATTAATGCTAGTATGATTTGATGATTATTAGGGAAATTAGAAGTACCCCCATTTGCAAGTGGTGTTACTGGGTATTGAACGTAACCATTTGCATTATCTATTATAGGAGTTCCACTTACTAACCAAGTTTGGAAATTTTCAGAAACATTTGCATCTTGAATAATTAATTTATCTCCTTGATTAACTATCTTTAAAAATATGTCAACATCTACTCCATTTTGATCTATATGACTCACTCTAACATATGTAGACGAAGTTTGAGTAGTAAAGCTAGACCATGTAATAGATCCCGAACCTGGATTTGCTCCATTACCATTTTGTGCTTTATAAGAAAAATACGTTGATGATGGACCAGCCGGTCCAGTTACACCTTGTACTCCACTTGCGCCCGTCACACCCTGTAAACCCTGTACTCCACTTGCGCCTGTCACTCCCTGTAAGCCCTGTGCTCCACTTGGGCCTGTAACTCCCTGTACTCCACTTGCACCGGTTACACCTTGTATACCCTGTACTCCACTAGCTCCCGTTACACCTTGTATACCCTGTACTCCACTAGCGCCCGTTACACCTTGTATACCCTGTACGCCACTTGGGCCTGTTACACCTTGTACGCCACTAGCGCCTGTCACTCCTTGTGGACCAGTTAGACCCTGTACGCCACTTGCGCCGGTCACTCCCTGTGGACCAGTTAGGCCCTGTACGCCACTTGGGCCGGTTACACCCTGTACGCCACTTGGGCCTGTCACTCCCTGTGGACCAGTTAGGCCCTGTACGCCACTTGAGCCGGTTACACCCTGTACGCCACTAGCGCCTGTCACTCCTTGTGGACCAGTTAGACCCTGTACGCCACTTGGGCCGGTTACACCCTGTACGCCACTTACGCCTGTCACTCCCTGTGGACCAGTTAGGCCCTGTACACCACTTGGGCCGGTTACACCCTGTACGCCACTTACGCCTGTCACTCCCTGTACGCCGCTTGCACCCGTGACTCCCTGTGGACCAGTTAGGCCCTGTACGCCACTTACGCCAGTTACTCCCTGTATGCCCTGAACTCCGACTGGATAAATATTTGCATAAGTAATTATAGTCTGCTTTGATTGATCGAATTCTTTATACCCAATAAACCCATAATCCTCCGTAGCAGTGTATGAATATGACTTAATGTCGTGTAGTACAGGAGAAGGGCCGGTTGGACCGGAAGAGGCAGTCATCAGTTTGAAAACAACTTGTCCTGATCCATTGTAAGTTACGCTAAGTGTGTGATTTGCGGTATAATCAATATTGGAATCCTTCAAAACATCGTCAACATAATAAGACAATTTATTGCCAGATAAAACAGCATACGCGTCTCCGAATCCAACTTGAACCTTATTGTTCGCGTAACCAGTTGTACTTGGTAACCTACAGGTAAAAACTACTCCTGATGTGGACAGATTGAATAGTTGGGGATTAACGCATATAACTTGATCGCTAACACTTGGCGAAGCAATGGTGCTGTTAATAGTTATACTGTATCCTTGCTGGGCGATGTTTGTAATTGTGGGATTTCCGCTTATTCCGATAAACTGAAACGAGGCGGTTGTTTGTGTTGGACCGGTTGCACCGGCCCCACTGGCAGATGTAGGAAACAATTGAGTCGAGGTTTTCCACCTACTTCCATAAAGTTTTCCTATTTTTAGAACACCGTCAGGCGCTTTTGATGAATCCAAGCTGGGATAAGCATAACCCAGTTCTCCTGGATTCAGTAGTGGATCTATTGCTTCCCATGCTTCATAATTATCGCGTCGAATTTGGATTCGACCGGAGGGACATGCCATTATCTAATTCAAATATTTCATATGTCTATATCAGTTAGCTCCTCCTCCGTCCAACACATCCTGAAATATTCTTGCAGCGCCTTCGCCTGCATCCGCGCTATTAAATTCATCTTGAATAGTTCCTCCACCATCGGTAGTAAATTCCACGAAGTTGGCTCGAGCTTTTCCGCCATCTACAATATCCTGTATTATTCTCGCTGCACCATTGCCTCCCTCTGTAATCGAGCATGTTTTACCACTAATGACCGCTCCTCCATCCATATTACAATCCGAAAAATTGGTCCCAGCGCCTCCTCCGTCGAGAAAGTCGTCCAGTAATCTTGCAGCGCCATTGCCTCCGTCCATGACATCGCAACGCTTACACGGGCAAATAACAATCGGTATGTTGGTAACGGGGCAAATGCGACTGATGAAGAAGTAGTCTATCGCTGCACTCATGAATCCTCGCTGAAATCCGCCGTTCTTGGTAGCTGTTCGGCGAGTTCCTTGCGTAAACAGTGATGCATCACCCGTTTTTGACTGAATGTGTTTGCTTCGACCCACTTGTTCGCCCCAAAGAGCCTTAGGCATGGAGGGGACACCCGGCTGTGTGTAGTAAATGTAAAATCCGTATAGAATTGGTAAAATTAGCAATCCTATACAGATCGTATTCAAGTCCATTAATGTTTTTCCCGGTTTAATTTCAAATGAATAATCTGCCTGTGAAGACGCGTCAAGAGTTGGAGTTAGAAAAGGAGTCAGTGCTGGCCCAAAAAAGAACGAACCTGATAACTCGCATAACAACCGATATGCATTATCAAATAGTGTATGCCTACACAAACAATGAAGGAGCTTGTAATCGTGTGTTTGATATTGCAGGATTAACAGACGTAATTCAGCCTATAATTGATAATCTAAGATCTGCATTCCCCGATTTTATTATAAGTTCGAATTTGATCGAGAATTCACCGATGATATCATTTATTGCAGAATGGTAATAATATGGGAGGGTTTACATCAATCTTATCATCAACTCGGTCTATGATAGATCAGCCTTCAACACCAACCAAGGTTCGAAGGATAAGCCCTATAAATGCTACTCAAATGAATATCATTTTTCAATCTACAAACGGGAGTCAGGTTACAATAAATATAAATAGTGAAGGTAATAACTCTTATACTAGCACTGGTTCGAGTCAAGGAGTTATAGTAACTTCGTCAAGTATAGCTAGCAGCATAGTTATTAATGGCGATGGAGGTACGGGTGTGGGTGGCATGCCTTTGGCCGTTTTTTATATGATAACTATCCAAGATATATCACCAACACTTGATTTTATAGCTGTAACTAGAACATACAGTGCAAATTCGCCGATTGTATTGCGTCTTCCTCCTGTAACTGCACATAAACGGCCAATTTTTATTAAACAAGCACGTAATGCAGGTACTACAGCAAATGATGGAGTATTTATTATGACTCGAGGCGATAGCTTTATTGAGTTTGCAACGCGAGACACTGAAACAATTGGAGGAACTACATTTAATCATTCATCTTCCGTATTCATTGGAGGGCAAGCTTCCTCAGGGGGGAATGTCAACTATGCCTGTATAACGCTATTTTCGGATGGAAGCAATTGGTATATTGCAAATTATTATCCGATGCATACTTTTGTTAGCAACAACCAGTTTTCATTATGGTCAGTTTCAGAAAGTCCAACAGGTAATAATCTTGTAACTGGCAATGCCAGCGGTGTTAACATATTCAAGAATAACTTAGCTGGAAGAGAGTCTGGATCCAATATGGTTTTATTACCAACACCAACTTCATCGTCTATATGTATGGTGGTATATGGAGGAAATGTTGGTACTCGAGAGTCTAGCAATCCATTGCTTATAAAGGATATGCGTTCTGGCTCATTTATTGATGGGTTTTCGTCGGGTAGTCCGGTTATTTACTCCAGTGGAGATAGTACGGAAGGAAACGCAAAGAGTACTGGAATTGTTCTATTTTATGACATAACTGGGGCTGGAAAATGGTATGTCATAGGATGGTATTATCCACTTAATTGGACCTGGGGAAATTCCCCAACTACACCAAGTGGTTACGGTTCAATTCAAGGAGATGCTACAATGAAGGATAGCGTCACCCCTGCTGGACAAGAACGTAAAGTCCTTGTAACTCCAGATTTAAATGTGGCTAAATTTTATACGCTTCCTTTAGAGACCGCAAGTAACCCACAGGTTATAATATTTAAGGCGCGTGATATAACTGGAACTAATCTAGGATTAAGGTACTCTACTCAATCTGGCGGGACTACCAATAGTAACAGAATTAACGAAAACACTATAAGCATTAAGTATGGCCCTACAGATTCTAGTAGTTCCACTTCAAAATATTCGTGCGTTTGGTTTGTATCTGAACAAGTAAGTGGCCAAACATATTTGAGATATTATCCTGTTATCGCGTATGTTCCAAATCCTTAGATATTAAACACTTGAAAAATGAATGCAGGGCCCTGTGCTCCACTTGGGCCTGTCACTCCCCGTTGGCCTTGTGCTCCACTTGGGCCTGTCACTCCCTGTACGCCACTTGGGCCTGTCACTCCCTGTTGGCCTTGTACTCCACTAGCGCCTGTAACTCCCCGCGGACCTGTTAGGCCCTGTGCTCCACTTGGACCTGTTACACCTTGTAGCGCGTGAGCTGTACCGTAGAATCGAATGTCATCTACTGTGTATCTATCACATGCTGTTTGTATCCTCAGTTTGTATGTGCCAGCTGTCAAACTTCTAGAATCTGTGAAAAGCGACGTGCCATTTGATGATGTTATCATGAATATAACACTCGTAGTTGTTGTTCTAATCTCATACCGACAACCAGCAGATACCGCTGTGGTACCAAACCCACTACCATCTTCTACAATACCTTGTGCTCGGCTACCAATGGATTGGGCTACGTCCAAGTAAAAACCATATCTTGGGCTATTAGCTAGTGCCGCATTGACGATCTCAACTGTAACTTGTGGCGTGGGAACCCATACATTTAGCCCACTATTGCCTGCTTGTAAAACATTCCAATTGCTACCTACTTGAAAATCAGGTGTTGTGGCTGTACTAGTATGGGAGGCTATACATACATAAGCTGTACTATTGCCTGAAAGGTATCGAACAGCACCAATTTGATAAACTACACCACCCCCCGACCAATTCTCTAATGTGTCACCTGGAGTGTTCTGTCTGTTCGGGGTTCGCTGTGATATCCATGTGATGCCCGAATTAAAAGCTAAGGAGTTAATACCATAATTTGTATTGACATTCCAGTCCGATGATGAGCCATAATAAAACCCGTCACTCAGTGAAAATTGTGCAACAATAGACGAGTTTGCAGTATTTACGATCTGGTCTGTTACAAAGGTATTATAAGGTCTACCAGGCGGTACACCGCTTGTTAGGATGGTTGTTGGTGTTGTTAATAGTGTATTACTACCGGATGGTTTTGTAGTTTGCTTTAATGTCATAAATGTTGCTCCATGTTGCCCTGACTGGTACAATCTAATATTTGAAAAACTGATAGGGGCATTCTGTACAACTGTGCCCGACGGTAATACGTATACATTCAGTATAATTTTCACAAACCTGGTAAGCGTGTTGGGGACGTCATTTATTAGAGTAACAGTTCCACTAAGTGCTGATTCATATGTAACAACACGTTGTAAATTAGATGCAATTGTGAAGGTATCACCTAATACATAACTATTACTTCCACCACTAGGTGCCGGCAGAAACGTACCACCAGCACCTGATCCACTATAAAACGATATAGTGTGCATGTTTCCAAAATCATCAACTAAATGCCAAATACAGAAATGCTTGGTCGCCTCAGTTGTTTGTAAAACCGGAGGTTGAAATGAGCACACAAACCCCCCATTAGCAGTATCAATATAATCACTAGCAAAATTACTACTTATTCCTGCTACGGGACCCTCATTAGAATTGCTACCAATTGTGAAACTATTAATTCGGTACGTCGCCGAATCAACCATTTGAGAATCTCCAGTTACAGATTGCCCAATTGTAGTGTAATTTGGCGCTCTTATTGAATATGGCGCACCAAAGAAAAGAATTTTATTTATAGAGTAAATACTGCTACCAGATGCATAATACACTACTTTCATGCGATAAATACCAGGCGTAAAAGGTGTGACAGTTGCTGATTTGTTAAATGAACCCACTGAGCTCGTTGCACTAAATACTACTGATGTAGAAGTAAAATTAATGGCGTATGTATCGTTTTCACTAAGATCACTACCAAATAATGCTTTTTGGGTACTATCTTCAAAATATCGCAAATCTCGTAGCGTGCTCGGTGATTGATGTGCTCTTAATGTAATCTTATACTGCTTTGACGGAGCATCAATCTTTTCAACAATTAAATCTACGACCTTCTCATCTGCCGTCTGAGTAAAGAAACTGCTAGATACTGAAAACTGGGCACGAATTGCTGACACTGATGTATTTATGGTTTCACTTGAAGTGAATGTGGTTGCTCCAGCAACGCCATTTCCAGTTATTACTGTAGGACTGACTATGTCTGCAGTCGTATTGCTACTTCTACTTAAGAACATGAACGATTGCCCGTTTACTCCACTTGCGCCCGTTGCCCCGGTCGCGCCAACACCTATAATTCCCTGTACACCACTTGGTCCCGTTGCGCCTGTTGCACCTTGTATACCCTGCGTACCTTGTACACCACTTGGTCCCGTTGCGCCTGTTGCACCTTCTCTACCCTGCGTACCTTGTGCACCGCTCGGTCCCGTTGCGCCTGTTGCACCTTGTATACCCTGCGTACCTTGTACACCACTTGGTCCCGTTGCGCCTGTTGCTCCCTGACTACCGCTTGGCCCTGTTGCTCCACTCGCTCCAGTAGATCCTTGTGTGCCGCTTACGCCTGTAGCTCCCTGTGTACCGCTTGGACCCGTAGCTCCACTAGCTCCTGTGTGTCCTTGAAATCCTTGTGCACCGACTGGACCGGTTGGTCCGGTTGGACCTGGAGTAGTACAAAGAGATACTGGCAGGTAAGGTAAAACGCGTCTGGAAGTAATTCGAGGGTTATCGCCACCGAATATATTAGATGATATTGGATTCCATGGACCGTTTAGAGGATCTACCGCCCAAAGGGCTTGCCTATTTGAAGCATTGACTATCCATATAGATCCGTTCCAGGTAACACCATATGCAGCCTGAACATCAGGGTAAGGTGGAGTTGGCGGGAACCAATTAATCGAATCAAATGATATAAATAGTTGACAATTTCCGCCATCAGCCCCAGCTATCCACATCGTCCCATTCCACGCAAAATTACGTACTACAGCTGTGTTTCCTCCGCGTATATTACCTACATTCCATCCGGTAAGTCCGGTTGAATTATTTGTATAGTAAAAAGTACCTCCAATTGCAGTTACCCAGTATGTTCCATTCCAACCAATTGCTCTTATATTGTTCGCTCCTGAATTAGGGCCGGCACTTGTCATTGGTTGCCAGGAGATTCCATCAACTGATCTAACAATATTTGCAAGACTAATTGAGGTTCCAGCAGCTAAAAATGTTCCATCCGAATTTGATCGTACCAATGCTGCACGAGATATAGTAGCAGAATTTGCTACAGGCGTCCAATTATAACCATCCCTTGAATAAGCTATAGTTACGGTATTACCAGCAACACCCTGTGGACCTACCGCTACCCAAATAGACCCATTCCATGCTATTGATCCAACACCTCTCCTCAATACCGCCTGTGCATTGGGTCCGGTTGGTCCTGTTGCAGTATAGGTATACAGAGGTGCAGTAGTCCAATTGATTCCATCCGTAGATGTTAAAAAACATGTAACTACATCTGCAACACTATCATTGCCATCAGCACTGTTTGCTATTCCAGCAATCCACAAACTTCCGTTCCATGCTATATCTGATACATAGTAGTAGAGTCCACCTAAAGTTTGACCTCCCGTAAGCGTAATATTTGCGTTATTCCATATTTTACCATCCAATGAATACTCCATATATGGAGCAGTTTTTCCGGTGGAACGAACTGTAAACCCTTCGCCTAATGCTGATTGTCCACTTGCGCCTGTTACTCCCTGTTGGCCTTGTGCGCCACTGGCGCCTGTTACACCTTGTAGAGCATGTGGTGTTCCGTAGAACCGAATATTATTTATTGTGTAAGGCGTTGCGTTTATCTGTTTAGTTCTTAATACCATACGATAATTCAAATTTAACGGTACACTTTGTGTATTGTTTGTACCCCCACCTCCACCAGACGACACGTATCTATATATCACATTTGTAGAAGTTGTCTGAATAGTGTATATTGTTTCGGGTCCAATACCGCCGGTGAATAACTGGACTCTAGTGCCATCTCGCGTGACATCAACTGTCCGTGCTGCAGAACTAGAATTTCCACTCACGCATATTAAAAATGTTTCAATTTCTGTAGTTGGGTCTTGGCCTACACGCTGAATGCCAATCCATACCTGATTACTGGCTGTATAGAATGAATCGCTTATAGAGAATTGGAGACTAATGCTGGAACTTTGTGTATTTACATTTTCAGTCGTAACAAAGTATGTATCACTGCTGGTTCCGCTCGTTAAAATCGATGTAGGTGTTGTTACAGATGCATTGCTCCCACTATGATTCGTTAAGTTCATGAACGTTGCTCCTTCAACGCCACTTGCTCCTGTCACTCCCTGTTGGCCCTGTACTCCACTTGGGCCTGTCACTCCCCGTACTCCACTTGCGCCCGTTGGGCCCTGTAGAGCATGTGGTGTTCCGTAGAACCGAATATTATTTATGGCATGATTTGAACTATTTGAGTTAGAATCTATTACCAACTTATAAATACCTTGTACTAAATTTAATTCAGCTGTTCTGTTGTAACCAGTTACTGTATTTGTAGCGGCAAATAATACCTTACTAGAAGTTGTTCTAATAGTATAAATATAGTCTACACTTAATGGAGGAGAAAATGTCGGACCTAATGTAAGAGCAATGCCATTGTTATCATAAAATGTAAGAGTCTGGCCTGTAGTACTGTCTTCTACAGAAATAGCATGATACAACGACTCATCGGATGTTTTTATGCTAAATAAAACACTTGCTTCTGTTGCTGTATAAAAACTCGAATCTAATGAAAACTGCACATAAATACTAGAGTTTGCTGTGTTTATAACCTCACTTGTAGTAAATTGTGTGAAGCCATTACTAGCGTTTATTGTTGTTGGATTAGTTAATATTGCACTACCTGCTATAGTTTTATTTAATGTCATAAATGTTGCTCCTTGCGGACCAGTTACACCTTGAAACCCCTGCACTCCACTTGTAATCAATGCTAGTATGATTTGATGATTATTAGGGAAATTGTAACCACTACCAACTGGTGTTACTGGGTATTGAACGTAACCATTTACATTATCTATTATAGGAGTTCCACTTACTAACCAAGTTTGGAAATTGTCAGACTCATTTGCATCTTGAATAATTAATTTATCTCCTTGATTAACTATCTTTAAAAATATGTCAACATCTACTCCATTTTGATCTATATGACTCACTCTAACATATGTAGACAAAGTTTGAGTAGTAAAGTTAGACCATGTAATAGATCCCGAACCTGGATTTGATCCATTACCATGTTGTGCTTTATAAGAAAAATACGTTGATGATTGACCAGCGGGTCCTGTTACTCCTTGTAGGGCTCGTCCTGTAGCAAAAATCTTAATATTCGAAAATGTATCATTGATATTAACACCTGGCCCTCTAAATCGTAAAAAGTAGTCTGAGTTTGCGTTTCCTCCAATCGAAGTCGAATTGACAATGCTAGATGCCGAGGTAGTAGTCTGAGTGAATATGAAATCTTGTCCGCCAATATAAATCGTAAATAAATCTGTTGGGTCAAATGTTCTTGAGCTAGCAACTGGCGTTATAGAACCTCCTGTGCTGAAATATGGTGATACATTCAACGAACTAACATCACCACTTGCTGAAACTCCTATCTGGAACTCAAACCCATATTCGATTGCAGCACTGACAAGGGCAAAGTAATACAGATATGATCCAGCGGTAGCACTAGTACCGCGCTTAGTGAAATTGGCATTTGTTTGTGCATATACACCCTGGACTGATGGACGAAAGGTCTGTATACTTTGAATAACATGGGGCTCGCTATGTTCTGTAAAGCTTGTAAATAATGAATCAAATGCAGCGGCACTTCCTGTTGTTTGTTGAAGTGTTTGGAATGATGGCCCCTGTGGACCTGTAATTCCCTGTAGACCCTGTACACCACTTGCGCCCGTTGCCCCTGTTGCACCAACACCTATAATTCCCTGTACACCACTTGGGCCTGTAGCTCCCTGTAGACCTTGTGTACCGGTTGCCCCTGTTGCGCCCTGAGTGCCACTTACACCTGTTGCGCCCTGACTACCACTGGGACCCGTAGCACCACTCGCTCCAGTGCTTCCCTGCGTGCCACTTACACCTGTTGCGCCCTGGGTGCCACTTGGTCCTGTTGCTCCACTAGCTCCAGTAGATCCTCGCGTGCCACTTACACCTGTCTCACCCTGCGTGCCACTTGGACCAGTTGCTCCACTAGCTCCAGTAGATCCGCGAGTACCACTTACACCTGTTGCGCCCTGTGTACCGCTTGGGCCTGTTGCTCCACTTGCACCGGTAGATCCCTGAGTACCGCTTACGCCTGTTGCGCCCTGTGTGCCACTTGGGCCTGTTGCTCCACTAGCTCCAGTAGATCCCTGAGTTCCACTTACGCCTGTTGCGCCCTGTGTGCCACTTGGGCCTGTTGCTCCACTTGCACCGGTAGATCCCTG